GCTGCCCGAGCCATGCGGCGCGCGCCTCAGAGCGTGTCGCGAGCATCGCGGAGCGCCAGCCGCGGCGGTGCGCTGTCGCGTGCGGCCAGGCGTGCTCGAGGACCATGACCTCCCAGCTCGCCGCCCACGCCTCGTCGAACTCGCGGAGCGTGACGTCGCCGTGCTCGCGCTCGGCGAGCAGCCGGCGCTTGTGCTCGCCGAGCAGCTCGGTCATCCGGGCCGGCGGTGACGGGCGTTTGCCTACGGCGGGCACGCAGACGCGCAGCGCGGGTCGAGTCCTCCCATGCCGCACAGACTAGGGCCGCTCGCGGGCAGACGCTGCGGGAGCGTCAACCAACGACCGAGGCCGCACCCCCGCCGGGTGCGGCCTCGCCCTGCCGTGTGTCAGCTCAGCACCTCCTTGCTAGGTCGCGTCCCCGATGGGGCGCAGCTTGCCGCAGAGTGCCGCCCACGCCTCGACGTCGGCGTCGTCCCAGCCGAACTGCTCGGCGAGCTCTTCGGCGGTGTAGGCGCTGACGGTGTCGAGCACCGAGAGCGCCGCGCGCGCCTCGCGGGGTCGCACGTAGACGTGACGGCCGGCCATCACAGCGCCTCGGCGAAGCTGGCGCGGTACAGCTCGACGGCTGCCGGGCACTCGCGCATCGTCGGCTGCAGCCCGTCGTCGACCTCGACGGCCGGGCCCGGGCCGCAGGTCGTGCAGGTGCGGACGTGGTCGAGGTGGGCGTAGAAGGCGTCGAGGTGCGCCTGCGAGGCGAAGCCCTGCGCGCGCCGCGCCGGCGTCAGCGTGCGGCCGAAAGGCGACGGCAGCGGCCCGTGCAGCCGGCCGGTGTCCCCGACGACCGGATGCACGCGCACGACCTCGACGTAGAACGCGCGAACGCACGCGGCGACCGCCTGGTCGACGGTGCCGTCGAAGCGCTGCCCGAGCACGTTGCCGTGAAGGTCGCGGGAGGTCATCGCAGCGCCTCGGCGATGAACGCGCGGGTGATCGCGTCGGCGCGCTCCCACACGTAGTCGGTGAACGCCTTGCCGCCTTCGCTGCGCGGCGTGCGGCCGGGCATCGTGTAGGCGCTGTAGCCGTGGCCGCAGCTCTCGATGACCCAGCCCTGGCGCTCGAGCAGCCGGTCGCTGACGTCGCGCGGCAGATAGAGCGTGTCGCTGCCGGCGGTGTCCCAGTCGCCGCCGAGCAGCGCGTCGGCGGCCTTGACGTTCGCCGGCGCGATCTTCTGCACGAGGGCGTCGTAGCAGGCGGTCTGCGCGGCGTCGGAGTTGGACTCGTCGAAGCCGGCGTCGCTGAGGCCTTCGATGATGACGTCAGACAGCGCGTCGGTGCACTGCTCGACGATCTGGGTCTGGGCGTCGGGGGTGAGAGTCGGGGCGGTCATGGCGGGCGGTTCCTTCCGGCTGGCGGGGTTGCTCTGTGCTACAGAGTGTAGCATCGGGGCGGTCTCCGGTCAATCGGAGACTGTGCAGCCGTCGCGGTGCACGAGTTGCCCGTCGCGTGTCGTCAGGGGCCCGAGCAGCGGGCCGCCGGGCTTGCCGCAGGCGTCGCAGTTCGACGGGGCCGCGCGGCGGCGCGCCTCGAGCGGGGCGTCGGGCAGCGCGGCGACGTAGCCGGCGTTCGTGCGCCAGAGCACGCCGCACGTCGCGCAGCGCACGTCCGAGTAGTCCGAGGGGCGCCGCCGGTAGCCGTCGAAGGCCGAGCAGGAGAACTCGCGGCGCACGACGACCCATGCGGCACGCGTGCCGCACGTGCAGCGGCTCATAGCGTCACGCCGAGGTCGCGGGCGGTCGCCGCCCAGGCCTTCTGGGTGGCGCGGGCATGCGGCGTCCAGCGGTCGAGCGTCGTGCCGTCGGCGAGCTGGTAGGGCTGCACGCTGGCCGCCCAGCGGCGGTAGCGCGGCCGCAGGACCCGCTCGAAGGCCTCGACGAGTTCGGCCGGCGTCGAGGCCGGCAGGTTGCCGTCGCTGTCGACCCGTGCGCCGCGGCGGATGAGTTCGTCGCCGCGGCGGTCGATCTCGCGGCCGCGGCGCGACCCGGCCATGTCGCCGTAGCGGATGTAGCGGGCGCGATCGTAGGCGCGCAGGGCGTGATAGTCGGCGAGGTCGGCGCGCAGGCCTTCGGCGATGGTCAGCACGAGCGTCATGACGCGGCCGCGGGCTTGTGCGGGCGGACGATGCCGTGGGCGCTGACGCCGAACGTGCCGCCGCACGAGGGGCAGCGGCCGTAGCGGCGCGAGCGGCCGATGACCGTGGCGCGCTCGCCGGTGCCGGCGCAGCGGCCGCGGGCGACGTTCGCGGCGCGCTTGTCCTCGGCGGTCTGGACGGGCGCGTCGGGGAAGCAGTGCGAGCAGGCGGTGTGCCCGGCCGCGACGACGACGCCGGCGTCGTCCTGGCCGCTGAGTTCGTGCACCGGCTGCACGAACGTGCGGCCCGGCGTGATCGTGTGGCAGGTCGCGCGGTGGACGTGGCCGTTGGACGCGGCGACGAGCAGGTAGCGCGCCCAGCCGCCGCGGCGCGTGAACTCGGCGTCGAAGGGGGCGCTCGCGGTCCGGTAGGCCTTGAGCGCTGCGGCCTGCAGGCTCTCGCCGCGGGCTTGCTTGGACTCGCCGGTCTCGCGGTAGACGCCGCCGGCCTTGAGGTAACGGCGCGCCGAGCGGAGCACCTCGTTGGCCGCTTGCAGGTCGCGGGCGGCCGGGGCGATGGCCTCGGCCCAGAGCTCGTCGATCTCGGGCGGTGAGAGGGTCGTGAGGTCCGGGGCGGTGGTGGCGGGGCTCATGCGGGTCCTTCCGGCGGGGGGTTGCTTACGCCTCAGAGTGTAGCGTAGGCCGGGGTCTCCAAGCAAGCTGAGACTCGCCCGCTATCGGCCCGCCAGGTAGCGCCGGCGCCGGGCGGCCTTGCCGCGTGCCCACGCTCGCCGGCGGCGCTTTTCCGCTGCCGCGGCGGCCTCGCGGGCGGCGGCCTCGAGCTCGAGGTTCACGCGCCACGCCCGGCGGTCGGGGTGTTCATAGCCGCACTCGTCGCAGTAGCCCCAGATGAGGTGCCGGCCGCAGAAACAGACGACGAACGCGAAGCCGGTGTCGAGCAGCCGGTCGACAGGGGTGAGCGCCGGCCGCTTCGCACTGGCGGCGTCCCGCCGCGGCCGGGGCTCAGGGCTTCCCGCCGGAAGGCTCACGTCAGAAGGCCTCGCCCTGCGCGAAGGTAGCGGCGAGCGGGTCGGGCCCCTCGTGCGGGTCCTCGACGAACTCGCCGATGCGCGCGGACGGCGCCGGCGGCGCCGGGTCGTCGAGGGCGGCGACGTAGCGCTCGAAGGGGCCGCACCATCGGGTCTCTGTGATCGTCGGCGTCGCGGCGCCGCAGCCGCCCAGCGGGCAGCAGTCGGCGCGCTCGTGCTCCGGGCACGCGGAGCCCTCTTCGAGCACGATCATGCGTTGGTGCGCGCTCGGCCGACGCTTCGCGTGCGACCACTTGCCGCAGCTCGTGCAGCGCCAGAGCTCGACGGTCATAGGACGAACCGCCCGTCGGTCGGCTCGTCACGGTGCTCGAGTTCGCGGCCGCGCGCCTGCAGCGACAGGTCGGCGCCGCAGTCGGGGCATTCCTCGACGGTCAGGCCGGTGTCGGGGTCGGCGAACTCGACGGCGAAGACAAGTCCGACGTACTCGTCGAGCATGAATCGGCAGGTCGTGCAGCTCGCCTCGCCGACGAACGTGCCGTGCGGGATCTGGCCGGCGCTCATGGGTTCATCCGATCGCCGAGGCGCAACCACAAGCGCGTCGGCCCGAACTCTTCGCGGAAGACGATCGCCTCTTTCGCCGGGATGCGCTCGAGCAGCTCGTCGGCGATGGCGTCGGCGGCCTCGGCGAGCGCGTCGCGGATCGCCTCGCGCGCGTCGGTGCGGACGGACGCGCCGATGAGCTCGCCGTCCAGCGCAGGGCCGCGGGGATGATGGTCGCCGCCGCGCTCGAGGCGCACGAGGACGGTCGCGAGGCTCAGCACGCCGGCATCTCCCAGCAGTCGTCATGCTCGACGGCGCCGAGCGCTGCTGCGGCGTTACGGACGTCCTCGACGGGGAGGTGAGCCAGGTCGGCGAGCACGCCGGTCGGTAGCGGCGGCCGTGTCTCGCCGTTGAATCCGTGCTGCAGGGTCGCCCAGACGCGCCAGGCCGTTGTGTCGCGCAGCACCTCGACGGGGGCGTCGGGCACCCAGCGGTAGTCACCGGACTGCCAGCAGCCCGACGCTGAGCGCTTGTGCGCGCGAACGTGGATCTGCGACCACGTGCCCGGCACGATGCTGTAGACGTAGACATGCTCGCCGGGCTCGGGCACGTCGTCGGGTTGATCCAGCGCATCCCACCTATTCGGGCTCTGCACGACGCGAAGGAACGTGGGCGCGAGGCGCAGGTCAAAGGTCAGGTCGACGCCTGGCCCGTCCAGTAGTCGGACACTCATCGGGGGCTCCTTCCGTCGCGCGCGCCGCCGCCGATCGCCCGCGCTTCGTTCGTGAATGGCATATGGGCGAGGCGGTAGGCGCGAACGGCGCTGGCCGCGGCGTCCTCGTCGTCGAAACGCCCTAGGCGGACCTTCTTGCCGTTGAGTTGCACTATCGCGCGCCACCTTCCGGTCTGGCTCTCCCATGACACGCCGCGGTGCGACGACGCACCGCCGATCGCGGGCACGTTTTGCCCATTCTCCGCGTGCGACGCGATCCGCAGGTTCGATCGGCGGCAGTCGAGCGTGTCGCCGTTGACGTGGTCGCCTTCGAGGCCATCGCCCGGGACGAGGCCGAGGATCACGCGATGCAGCAGGACAAACCCGCCGGGTGCGCCGCGGTGCGCGTAGCCGTTGCCGTTGAGTGACCATCGGTGCTCGGCGAACCGGGCGTCGCCGGCGTCGATGATGGCGTGCGCCCGGATGCTGCCATCGCGCCGGCAAAGCGGAATGAGGACGTCGGTCACGACTTCACCCGGTCGGCGGGGTTCCAGCGTGGCGCGGGGTTCGCCTCGAGCCACTCGCGGGTCCGGGGCGGTGTCCGCACGTGCTCGGGCGCGGTGGCCTCGCGCAACGCCTTGCGTGCCAGGTTGTGCGCGTTGGCGACCTGCGAGCGGCGCACGAGCTCGACCGTCCAGCCGCGGGAGGGCTTGCCCTGCGCGAAGGCGCGCGCGACGGCGTCGCAGTCAGTCCGGAACGTGAGGTCTCGCACGTCCCACTCCTTCGCGATCGACCACGCGAAGCGCATCGCCGCGATCTCGGCGTCGCCGCTCGAGCGGGCGTGCGCGTAGGTCCGGTGATTGCCGAGCGCGCCGGCGACGCCGAGGCCTGCGATGCCAGACCCGCCGCCGCTGCCGGCGTGCCGAAACGACGCGTCCACGCAGACGACCCGATCGTCATCGGGCTCGGTCATCGCACGAGGCGGCGGCCGCGGGGCTCGACGACGTCGGGCCCCAGGTTCGTGCGGGTGCAGCCCGGCGAGTGCCCGCCGCCCGTCGCGTCGGGCTGCTGCAGACACTCTGAGCAGCTCGTGAGGATCGCCGGCCGCCGCGGGCGGTGGCGAAGGATCCGCCGCTTGCAGTCGCAGCCCGGGAAGCCGCAGCCGGCGTTGCCGTGCCAGTCATCGGAGTGCACGCAGCAGCCGATCATCGGTACAGCGGCTGGCCGGTCAGCTTGCGCCAGCCGAGCACGACGAAGCCGAGGGTGACGACCGCGCCGGGGATGGTGAGGACCGCGCCGATGGCCTCGGCGGCGTCCAGCAGAGAGGTCGCCATGCTCAGCGCCGCAGGAGCCTGGCGAGCTCGTCGCGCTGACGATCGGACAGGCCGCCCATCGTCTTGCTCGGCGAGATCCGGCATTGCGTGAGGATCTTGTTGACCTTCACGCGGCCGTATTTCGGCACGGCCAAGAGCAGGTCGAAGACCTTCGCGGTCTCGATGTACGCGGGCGGGCTGGCGAGCAGGTCGTGGATGCTGACGCGGCCACCCTTCATGTCGCGCTTGAGCTGCGCGCGACGTGTGCGGATGACGTTGGCGCGCTCGAGCGCGTCTAGGCGCTGCATGAGCGACCGCTCGGGCGCGGTCGAATGCTGCGAAGCGGTAGGCATGGCTGACGGCCTCCGGGATTCGTAGGGGGTTGCGCCTCACACTGTAGCGGACGGGTGCCGCTCTATGCGACCTTTCGGCGCTTGCCGGCCATCGCCCCACCTCGACGCCGGTACAGCTCGACGCTCACGAGGCCGAGGCGGGCGGAGGGGATGTCAGCAGAGCGGCGAGCGCGTGAACGCGTGGCAGGCGAGATCGAAGAGGCTGCCGATGCCGTGGAAAAAGAGGGCGCCCGCCTTCAACGCGAACGCCAGCCCGGTGTCTCTCATGCCGGCTTGACGAGCAGCTTGAAGCCGAACGTCGCGCCGAGGGTCATCGCGACGTTCGCGATCTTCGACACCTTCGTTGGCACCTTGACGCCGATGACCGGCAAGAGGTACAGCAGCGTGCCGACGAGCGACAGCGCCACCGAGCCGATCGCGGCCGGGTTGCGAGTCAGGGCATTCACGGCTTGCTCGGGTACGGGCTTGGCCATCGTGGGCTCCTATCGACGGTTGGGTGCGGCCACACTCACACTATCGGCGGTCCGTCGCCGCGCGGCCATCCGAGAAGCGGCGAAGCCGCCTTGATCGGGGCGGCTTCGCGGTACGTCGGGGAGGTGATCCGTTCGGAGGTTCGCCGGGGGGGAGGGGCGGCGGGCTCCGGGCGCGGAGTCTGACAGACGACGGCCCCGCCTGCCTATGCCGTACAGGCGGGGCCGCGCGCGATCCTACGCGCTACGGGCAGTTGGGCCAGGGGTCGCCGCCGTGGATCGCGTCCCAGCGGACAGCTCGCGCGTCCTGCTCAAGCCTCGACGGGTGCCAGCTCCAGGCGCCGACCGGGCGGCCGTCGCGCATCCTGCCGCCGGCGCCGGCCCACGCCCGCGGCTCGAATTGGTGGGCGTAGTAGAACCCATTCCCGGTCGTGTCGAGGCGGTAGCCGCCGTCGTGGCCCGACTCGCATTGCATCCGGGCTCGCAGGCGGGCGGGCCCGTAGCGTCGCACCGCGGCGCGCCAATGGTGGCGCACCTCCTTTCGGGCGACGCGGGTCCGGCAGCGCTTGGTGTCGCACGCCGGGCGGGCGGGCGCCCGCTCGAGCTGCGGCGGGCGTGGGGGCTGCTGAGGTGACGCGGCGGGCGTGTCCTGGCCCGCGGCGGCCGCCGGGATGAGCGCGGCGGCGGGGATGGCGACGGCCAGCAGCGACCGTCTTGTCGTGGGGGTGAGCATGAGCAGCCTCGCCCCGCAGAGCTCGTCGCGGCGGGTGATCCGCCGCCGAGGCCTCGCGTTCCTATGGTCTGACCATAGGAACCGCAGGCCGCGCCGCGGGCCGGTGGCGGCCTCCTTCCGGTCGTGTTACCGGACGCGCAGCGATGCGCTCCGCTGGTTGAGGTTGCGGCGCCGTCGGGGCACCGCGCGGACAAGAGCTCGAAGGGCCGCCGGCAGCGGGCGGCGTGGTGCGTCGTTGATCGCGCCTGAGCGCTCGAGCACGTCGCGGATCGCGGTCGTCGTCGTCATGCGCCTCATGGTCCTACTCCCCGGTGTGTGGCCGGGCATCGGGCCCGGCGGTTGGCTCCCCCAGCTCCCCTCGCGCCTCGGCGGCCTCCTGGCGATCGATGGCGTCCGGGAAGATCGCGGCGAGCTTGCGGCGGACCTTCGCGGCATAGCCGCCGCCAGCGTCGGCGTCGAGCATCGCGAGGACCGTGTGCAGCAGCTCGGCGACGGCGTCGCGTTGGCCCTCGAGCGTGGCGCGGCGCTGCTCGACGTCGCAGACCTGCCGGCGTAGCGCCGCGACCTGCGCGGCGATGGCCGCGCGTTCGCTGGCGGGCATCGTGTCCTCGGCGAGCTGGCGGGCCTGCAGCGCTTCCTTCGCGGCGCGGACGAACGCGAGCGCCTCGACGCCAGCGCGGCCCGGCCCGGGGCCTGGCGGCGTGAGTCTGTACGCGGCGCTCAGCGCCAGCCGGGCGTAGGTCAGCAGCTCGGCCGGGAAGTCCGGCAGCTCGGGCGGCCGGTCGTCGTCGTGCGGCGGGATCTCCGACTCGTCGCGGCGCAACGCGGGATCGGGCGGCACGGTCATCTCGCGTCGCCGCCGTTGTAGATCGTGACCGTCGTCTGCTCGACCTGCACGTGGTGCCCCGTCGCCCTGGCGTGCTGCGCGGCCGTCCCGGCGGCGTTGCGCGCCTCAGACTCCCAGCCGCACGTCACGCAATGCGCGAGGACGCCCAGCAGCCCGGAGCGCTTCGAGGGCGGCGCTTTCATGGCGTGCCCCACGGGTCGGTTCCGGGCGCGCGGACGTGCTCGATGTAGAGCGCGCCGTGCACGCCGCCGAGTTCGTCGCGGACCTCCCAGTAGCCGCTGCCGCCGTTGCTCACGACTTGCCCCAGGTTCCACTCTGAGCGCGCTGGATAGCGCCACTCGCACGGGTCGCCGGCCTTGAGCGCTTCGGTGGCGCGCAGGGCGTCGATGTCGCCGAGGCTCATCGCGCGAGGTGCGGCAGCGTCAGGGACAGGACGTGCACCGTGGCGCCGGCGAAGCCGAGGCCGAAGACCGGCCGGATGACCTCCCACGCCAGCGTTGGGCGCGCGGCGCGGCGGCGGCGCGTCAGCGGCCGGCGGCGAGGTCGACGCTTCGGCGCGGGCTTGCGCTTCGGCGGCTTCGGTGGCGCGGCGGCCTTCGGCTTCGCTGGCGTCGCGGGCTTCGGCTTGACGGTCACGGCGCCCGGCGGCTCCCACGTGTGCCGGACGTAGTCGGTCGCGCAGACGTGCGGCGGTGGGTGCCCAGCCGGGAGCGTGCACTTGATGTGGCCGCTCGGCTCGCCGTGCGCGTTGGGCATCGGCTGTCCACACGTTCGCTTGCGGCGCCGCGCGCTCATCGGATCTTCTTGCCCTTCGGCATCCCGCCGGAGCGCTTGCCGCCGGACCGGCCGCCGCCGCGTGAGCTCAGCGGCGACTTGCCGGGCGCGAGGATGCCGCCGCCGCGGCTGCTCGACGACTTGCGGGCGCTGCTGCCGGCCTGGCGGGACTTGCGCGCCGGCGCACGCGTCGAGCGCTTCGGCGCCTTCGTGCGCTGGCTGCTCGGTTGCGTCCACGGCGCAATCGCGCGGCGTGCCTGGCGCTTCTCGCGACGCGTCGGCGGCTTCGGCGGGTTCATCACCCTGCGATGCGCCTCGCGCGACGCCGGCGAATCGCCGAAAAGGTGGCGCTTGCCCTCTTCGTGTTTCGTGCCCGCGAGCGGGTTGCGGACCGGGTCGGGGTCCTGCTCGGGCGGCTTCCTCCCGAAGCCCCACATCACGACCCGCCCTCTACCGGTTCGGCCGCGGCCATGAGAACGGCGTAGAGGCGCAGCCCGGCGATCATGCCGAGCTTGAGGTCTGGCAGGTCGTCGGGGTACGGAAACGGCGGCTCCGGTGACGACTCAGCGCGGTCAAGCGGCGCGTTCGTGCAGATTCGCTGAGCCTTGTAGGGCTCGTCCTGCTCGATGTAGTGCGCCACGCGGCCGATTACCCGCAGGGCGTCTTCGGTCGGCACGTTCCACCCCTTGAGCAGACGATAGGCAGCGGTCAGGCGATGCTCGGGGACCGGCTGGCCCAGTGCGTCATACAGGCCTGTGCTGTCGGCGCTCATGCGACCGTGGCGGTAGCGGCGGCCGTGACCTGGCGCGCTTTGCGCGCGGCGATCGACGCGACGTTGGAGCGCAGCGCGTTGAGGTAGGCGGGGCTGCACGTGTCGAGCTGCTCGAGGCCGTGCAGGTAGCCGCGGGTCGCGGGGTCAGGCTCGGCGTTGGCGAGCGTCTGTAGGTGCTCGCGCGCTTCGGCGACGCGGTCGGCTTCGGTCATCGCGTCGGGGTGCTGCGGCGCAGTGCCGGCGCGGCGGCGCTCGAGCAGCTCGCGGGCGGGCGCGGCCCACACGAGGTGCTTGGCGGCCTCGGCGACGTGCTCGCGCGCGATCTCGTCGAGGTCCTCGTCTGTGCGTGCGGCGCAGAAGCCCGGGTAGACGGCGCCCCCGAGGCCTTCGGCGCGGATGCTCTGCGCGGCCGTCGCGGCGATGGCGATATGCGGAACGGTCGGCTCGATCGTGGCGTTGTGGGGCATGGTGCGGGTCCTTCCGGCGGGGTTGCTCTGTGCTACAGAGTGTAGCGCATGGCCGCAGTTAGCGCGAGTCCCCATTCGAGCGCCCGACGGCAAGGCCGCCGGGCGCTGGGACGAGGGGGTCAGGCGGACGTGCACCCGACGAACGCGGAGCCGAAGTACTGCGGCGGGTCCTCGTTCGACACGGTGACGCGCATGTAGCACGTCTGCGCCCCCGGATGCTGGACGCTATCGCGGGAGAACACGAACGACCGCGAATACGCGTTCGGGTCAGACGCGGCGACCTGGCAGCCCGTGTAGAACGACGCGCACTCTTCCTGCGCGACGGCGGCTTGCACGTCATAGCTCGAGGCCGACGCCGCGGCGGCCGGCAGGACGAACGCGGCGGCTGCCGCGATCGGGACGACGATGAGAGTAAGACGCTTCATCTAGCTCCTTCGGTTGGTTTGCGGGTGAGGCCGCACCGGCCGGTCAGCCGGTGCACGGAGGCGAGCGCGGAGCGCCATGAGGCGCATGAGCTCGGCGCGGATACAGGCGCGCTCGACGAGGCGCGCGCGCGTTCGTTCGCTGCTGGCGGTGATCATGGGTCCTCCCGGATGGTTGGGGTGCCTTTAGGGGTTGCGTCGAGAAGTTGGGAGGCGTCGGCGAGCAGGCTGCTCAGCGCGGCGCGGCGTGCACCGCGGGCAAGCCGGCCGGGCCAGACGACGACGAGGGCGTCGGCGACGCTGCCGGGCAACTCGACGGCGAAGACGAGCGCGGCCAGGCGATCGTTGAGGGCGTCGCCGATCGACACGCCGACCGCGATCTCGCATTCCTCGAAGCCGATCCATACCTTCGGCAGCGGCAGCTCATAGTTGGCGAACTCGGCCCACGCCGTGAAGCGCCCACGCGTCCAACGGCCCGCCCACGCGTAGCGACGGAAGCGATCCCAGCGGCCGCCGTCGAAGAGCGTCACGAGCCCGATCCGATCGTGTTGAAACCGCAGTGCGGGCACGGGAGACCGTCACGGTCCTCGTGCGTGCCGGCCGCACGACACGCGTCGAGGCGCCGCTGGTTCTCGGCGATCCGCCGCCGCAGCGCGGGCGTGTCCGCGGCGTAGCGCTCGGCCAGCGCTCGTGAGTAGCCGAGGCCCATCCACTCTTCGGTAGTGACCGGCACGTCGAGCTCGCGACCGTCCCACACGAGCCGCTCGGTCATGCGGCCACCGGCACGAGCGGCCAGTCTTCGCGGACGCGGTCGGCGTCGGCGTGCTTGCCCTGCTGGCGGAAGTGGACGGCGAGGCCTCGCGCCTGAAAGCCGTACCAGCGGACCTGCGCGGCGTGCAGCGCGGCCGGGTCGCACCGAATGCGGTCCCACTCGGCCTGCAGCGGGTTGCGTTCGTAGTCGTCGCGGCGGATGACGAGCGCGTCGCGGCAGATTCGGCGCGCCAGGAAAGCGGCCAGGCGGGCGTCATAGTCGGCGTCGTGGCCGTCTGCGCCGGTCGTCACGCGGTACCACTCGGCCATCGGCCCGAGCTTGCGCGAGCCCGGGCGGTAGCGGTGGATGTGTTTGTCGATGGTGAGCGGGTCGATGGCGAGCAGCGGCCCGCGGTCCTGTAGCGGCGTGACGCCGCAGCGGCGCGCCTCCCGGTCGAGGACGGTCAGGTCGTAGGGGGCGTTGAATACGACGATCGGGCAGCCGTCGGGGCGGGCGGCGAGCGTGTCGATGATCGCGGGGACAGCGTCGCCGGCGAGCTCGCCGACCTCGCGCGCCTGCTCGGTCGTGATGCCGTGCACCGCGGTTGCGCCGGCGGGGATCTCGACGTCGGGGTCGACGATCCACGAACGCGACACGGTCGGGCGGCGCCCGCCGATCTCGAGCACCGAAGCGGTCACGATCCTGGCGCGCGTCGGCTCCGGATCAGTCGTCTCGAGGTCGAGGCTGACGAACCGGCAGTCGAACCACGGGGTGCCCGTGAAGGGCTGCGGCTCGGGCTCGACGAGGTCGCGGATGCTCGTCACGACATCCGCCGATCGACGACCCGCACGACGTCGGGCCGGAACGCGGTCCAGACCGCGCGCCACGCGCGCGCATCCTTCTCGGTTCGCGCTTCGATCATCCCGAACGTGAACAGGAGGGCGAGCAGCTCAAGGGCGACACGCTGACGTAGGCGCGGCAGGAAGCGGCGAATGCTCGTCATGCGCAGCCGCCCTCGTGGCCGAGCGGCTTGGTGCACGTGAGCCAGCCGTGGCCGCGCAGCTCGAGCCCTCTGCCGCATAGGCGCTCCGGTGCCGCGTCCGTGATGAGCGCTTCGGCGCAGGGCGCGCAGACGAGCGTGACGCTGTCCCCGTCCTCGACGGCGAGTTGCGCGCGGCCGTGGCAGCGATCGCACGGCGGGGCGTTCGGCGGCGGCGTGCCGAGCGTGATGTCACCCGAGGCGGTGAGAACGCGCAGGCTCATCGATCGACCATCCGGCCTCGCACGGCGGCGGCGAGGTCGACGTCGGTAGCAGTCGGCGCGGTCCCCGCGCCTCGGCGGGCCAGCGGGATGACGGTGCGCGGCCTCGACTCAGCGGACCGGATGACGTAGGCGCCCTGCGTGCGGATGCGTTCCACGCCCGAGCGCACCTCGGCCATCGTTCGGCGGTTGCGCGCCATGCTGCGCAGCGTCCATGCGTTGAGCGCGAGCGACACGAGCAGCAGCGCGAGCGTGACGGTCATCGCGGCAGCCCACGCTGGAGGACGTCGGCCTGGATGACGCGCGCCGCGGCGCGGTCGAGCACGTCGTCGGGCACGCCCTCGTCGCGCAGCGCGACGCGCAGCCGTCCGAGCAGCGCCGCGAGTTGCGCGTTCGGGCCGGGGGTCGTGACGTTGCCCATGCGCTCGAGCAGCTCCAGCCGGGTGCGCCAGAGCTCGCGCCACGTGCGGACTGCGGCGACGCGGGCGCCCTGCCCGGAGCTCGTCTGCGATGCCAGCAGCGTCAGGCGTTCCATTTGCGCGTCGAGCTGCTCGAGCGCGTCGCGTTGCAGCGCCGGCGACGAGGGCAGCTCGGCGGGTCGGCTGGCGCGGTGGTCGGCGATCATCGCGAGGACCTGCTCGAGGTCGAGGGCGAACTGCTCGGCGATCGTCGCCGGCGCCAGGCCGAGCGCCCACGCGGCGACGACGTCTGCGGGGCCGCTGCCGGCCATCTCAGCCGACCGTGGCCTTGAGCGTCGCTTCGACGTCGGCGAACGTCCAGCCGTGCTCTTCGATGAGCGCCCGGGCGGCGTCGATCATCTCGCACTGCAGCGTCGCCTGCGCCTCGTCTGTGTCCTGCTCGTCGTCGTCCATTGGTCCTCCCTCGGTGGTCATCGTGTGCGGTCCCACGGCTGCCACTCGCCGCTGCTGGCCCACTCGCCGGGTCCGAACTCGGCCCAGTCGGCGAGCTCGAGCAGCGCGCGGGCGATGCGCCGCGCCTCGTCGGGCGTGAACTGGTCATCGGCGAGGACGACGACGCCATGCGGGCGCTTGCCAGGGTCAGCGAAGAGGACGCCCGTCGGGCAGTCGTCGGACGGGTGCAGGATGCCGGCGCGGTTGCCGTGCGTCGCGGCATCGTCGAGTTCGGCGCGCTGCTCAGCAGTCAGGGGCGCACGGTGCATCTCAGCGCGCCGCCTGCACGAGCGTCCAGCGCTCCTGGTGGGGCGCGACCGTGGTGCTCGGCTGCGGCCGTCCCAGGCGCGCGTAGGCAGGCGAGTAGCCACGCGGCATCCGCCGGCACCGCTCGCCGATCGGCGCCGCGCACTTCGGGCACGCGACCCGCTCGTGACAGGTCGCGATCCGCTCGTTGGCCTCGGCGGCGGCTGCCAGCAGCGCGGCCTCGACGTCGCCACGCTCGCGCTCGTCGAGCATCTCGAGCAGGTCAGCGATGCACGCGGCGTAGCCCTCTTCGTAGTCGAGGGGAGCGTCGCCGCCGAACGGCGTCGCGGTCGCTGCCCACTCGCGGACGACCGTGACCGGGATCGTCGCCGGCGCGGCGGCGCGATCGTCGCCGACCGGCGGGCCATCGTCGAGGAACTCGACCGGGTCGCTCATCGCCGGTTCCCGCGACGCGCGCGGCGTGCGGCCTTCCGCTTGCGCTTGCGCTCGGCGCGCTGCACGTCGTCGATGGTCGAGGCGCCGCCATCGGCATCGGCGGCGCTGGGATACGGCGCCGGCGTGCTGGCGGCCACGCGCGCGAGGATGCGCGCTTGCCCTGCGACGTCTCGCAGCTTCATCGGGGGCTCCTTGCTGGTAGCGGTTCGGCGTGGAACGTGAGGCGCCACACGTGCTCGCGGGGCTGCCAGTAGCCGTTGATCTTCGTCCACGTGTGCATGAAGTCGCGGACGTCGCCGCAGCCCTCGGCGACCGCGTCGTCGTGCGTGATGTGCCCGAGCTGGACCTTGTCGACCGCGTCGATGACGAGCAGGGCGATGGCCGCCTCGCCGCGTCCGGGCTGCACGGCGTAGCTACCGCCGACCTTGTAGGCGCAGGCCTCGCGCCACCACGGCGACCGCTCTTTGTCTGACAGACGCCGGCACGTCTGCGTCTTGACGCCAGCGACGACGAGGTCGGCGAGATCGGCGCGGAAGATCATCGGTCGGGCAGCTTCCGGGCTCGCGCGAACGGCGCGAGGTTGGGGCCGGCGTAGCGGGCGGTCACGCGCCAGCGCTCGTGCGCGCCGATCCGGACGGCGCACACGCGGGCGCGCTTGCCGGCCGGCGTGCACGGCGCGATCGTGACGCGCTGGCCGTTGGCGCCGGTGTACGCCGCGAAGAAGTCGCGGGCGGCCTGCCGGGCGTCTGGGCGGGTGATCCGCGGCACCTCGACGACGATCGCTTGCGCGGGCCCGGCGAGCGCGAGGACGCCGACGGCCGTGGCGGTGAGCGCGGCGCGCTTCATCCCGCCCACCCCGCGGTTGGCGCCGGCATTGGCGGGCGGGTGAGCGCGGCGAGGCCGTCCTCGACGGACACGATCGGCGCGCCGCCGGGCACGCTGTGCGACAGCGCGATCCCGAGCTGCGCGATGGCCTCGCAGGCGGCGCGGAACGCTTCGGCGGGCACCCGGTCGAGGCTGACGAGCGGCTCGTCGGCGGCCTGCACGCGCGGGCGCATCGTGCCGTCGGGCTGCGGTAGCCCGACGACGGTCACGAGCTCGCCGATGGCGACCATGACGGCGGCGTCGAAGCGCTCTGCGTCGGTGCGCTCGTCGCCGGTCATTGGACGACGCGCCAGTTGACGACGGCGCCGAGGTAGTCGGCGCGGACGCGGAGCGGCTCGGCGTTGAGGCGCACGAACGGGACGGCGCGCGCGTGGTCTGCGGCGCGGTCCTCGTGCGCGGCCTGCTCGGCGTCGGCTTCGTCCTGCGCCTCGAGCGCGTAGCCGTCGGGCATCTCGGAAAACGGCCAGCCGTTGCCGTAGGTCATATGGGTGCTGCTCCTTCCGGGGGCGGGGTTGCCTTGCGCCTCAGACTGTAGCGCGGGGCGGGGGCGGGGTTGGCAGGACCTTCGGGCAGGTCAGTCGGGGCGCCGGACGGCTTTGACGACTGCGGCCGCCTCGATCTCGTCGTCGGCGAGGACGCTGCCGAGCGCGGCGGTCAGACCGGGGACCTCTTCGTCGTCGGCGTGCGCCGCGTAGGCGAGCATGAGGTCGACCGCGCCGCGGCCGGTGAGGTGCGGCTCGGCGAGGCGCAGCGCCATGACGTCAGGCCCCGTCCACGGCCGGATCGTAGGGCCGCTCAGGGTCGGGCACGTCGAAGTCGTCCTCTTGCGCGGCGCGGCGCGCAGCGTCGGCGCAGGCCTCGGGGGAAGGCACCGGCACGTCATGGGCGGCGATCATCTCGCGGAAGTCCACGCCAGCGGCCTGCGCCTCTTCCATGCGGGCGGTCGCGTCAGCGAACGTCGCGGCGGCGCGGATGTACGCGTGCCACTCGGCGGGGGTGCCGGGCACGCGGACGGTGTCGCCCTCGTCGGCGAGTTCGGCAGGGTCGGCGGGCGTGAGCGCCTTGACCTTGCCGTCGGCGTAGACGGTGACGAGCGCGATCTGCTGGCCGTCGGCGTCGAAGACCTCGAAGTCGCCAGCGCCGTGGCTGCCGCGCGGCGTGAAGTGCACCGAGCCCGTGTCGGGGTGCTGCTCAACGATGCGCGCGACGTCGTCGCGGATCTCGGCGACGGGCAGGTCGCCAGTGCCGCTGCCGTTGTAGGCGAGCACGGCGTTGATGACCGTGTTCGGGGCCCACTCGCCGTTGACGTTGACGACGACGGCGCAGCGCTCGAGCTCCCACGCCAGGCCGTGCGCGTCGAGGTTGAGGCCGCGGGCCAGTGCGATGGTGTCGGCCTTACCGCCGACGCGGCGCAGCTCGCCGAGGATGACGTCGGGGAAGTTGGCGGTGTGGGTCATGGCGGGGCGTTCCTTCCGAGCGGGGGTTGCTTGTGCTACAGAGTGTAGCGCCCCGCGGGGTCTCGGGTCAACCCGTTGAGACGGCTTTCTCGCCGCGTGCCGCCGCCTTCTGTCGTCGGCGCGGCCGCTTCGCTCGGTTGCCGGTCAGTCGCTCCCAGCGCAGAATTGCGGCGTCGCACCATGCGGGGTCTGAGTCGGCGGCGAACGCGACGCGTTCGGTCTGCTCGGCGGCGACGAGGATCGTGCCCGAGCCGGCGAAGAGGTCGAGCACGCGCTCGCCGGGCACGGTCGAGTTCTCGAGCGCGCGGGTGAACAGCTCGACGGGCTTCTGGGCGTTGTGGATCCGCTCTTCGCCGGACGGGACGCGCGCGATGCGCCAGACGTTCGTGTCGAGGACCGGGCGCTGGCCGGGGTTGTCGACCGTCATGCGGGTGCGGCGCGGGATCGCGGCGGCGTAGAAGAGCAGCTCGTGCGTGTTCGCGTAGTTGTTGCCGAGGCCCGACCCGCCCTTGTCCCAGACGATCATGTTTTTGGGTGCCAGGCCGGTGCCCTTGCAGACCTCCCACCATGACGACCATGACCGCCAGTCGCAGCAGACGTACAGGTGCCCGAACGGGATGAGCGCGCGGGCGGCGGACTTCAGCGCGGCGCGGAAGAACGGGCGGACCATCTTGTCGTCGGCGACCTCGGCGGCGAGGCCGGTCGAGCTGCCGTAGATGGCGTAGGGCGGGTCGGTGACGACGAGATCGACGCGGCCGTTGGACAGCAGGCGATCGATGACGGCGGGCTCGGTCGAGTCGCCGCAGATGAGGCGGTGCGCGCCGAGTTCGACGAGGTCCCCGGGCTGGGTGATCGGGTCGTCGGGCAACTCGGCGAGCTCGTCGGACCCGACCGCGGACCCGCGCTCGCGCTTGCCCGGCTTCACGAGGCGATCGACGTCGTCGAGCGTGAAGCCCATGAGCGCCAGGCGGTCGGGCTGACGCTCGTCGCCGAGCAGCTCGCCGAGCGCGTCGCCGACCCAGTCGCCGGCGTGGTTGTTATCCCGCGCGGCCCACTCGACCCGCTGCTCAAGGGTGAGGTCGGCGAAGTACGCGAAGCAGGTCATGCGGCCGATGCGCCGGCGAGCTCGCCACCGCTGCTCGCCGGCGATGATGAGCCCGTCGGGCTGGGCGATGACTGGCCGGGCTCGCATGAAGTCGTCGTCGGCGACCTGGCGCTCGAGGATCGCCATGCGCCGCGCGGTGATCTTCCGGGGGTTCGCGGGGTCGGGGTGCAGCTCGTCGAGGACGACTTCGACGAGCTCAAGAAGTGGCCGGTCGGTCATGCGAATCTCCCTGCAAAACGCTTGTGCGGAGACTCCCGATGCGCTACACTCTGTAGCACAGAGCAACCCCCCGCCGGAAGGAACAGCATGACCGCCCAGACCGCCCAGCCCAGCATCGCCCAGCCCGCCGCGCACCGCACGATCGCCGTCGTCACCGATAACGGCTCCCAGGCCCGCAAGCCGCCGCGCGCCGTCCGGAACCTCGGCCGCCGCAGCGCCCCGCAGCCCCGCCGGAACTGGCTCGACAAGGTCGAGACCATCGTGCACCTCGCGATCTGGACCTCCTGACGATGACCGCCACCGCCCCGCTCAACTACCTCGCCCCGTCCGTCGAGTCCACCAACGCGCTGCGCCGCCGCATCACGAAGATGGGCAGCAAGGCGACGACGACGAAGCTCGCGCAGCGCCTCGGCGTCGAGCGCGCCGAGCTCGAGCAGCGCCTCGCCGGCGACCCGGTGTTCGCGAAGACCCGCAGCGTCTGGCGCGTCGCGACCTACCCGCCCGTCGGCAGCGTCGTGCGCTGCGCCTACTGGGGGTTCGTCTTCCGCGTCGTGTCGCAGCAGCCCGGCCCGCTCGGGTCCGACGAGATCACGGTCGAGATGCTCGACCATCCGCGCACCGAGAACGCCTACCGGCCGGGTCATCCCGCGTGCACGCGGCCGAATCACGTCATCGGGTCCGTCTGGTCGCACGGCACCGCGCTCGGCGACCGCGACGAGATCCTCGAGCTGCCGGCCGCGGAGCGCTGACGATGTCCAACGTCCTCGACTCCCGCGAGATCGTCATCGACGTCGAGTCCGTCCCGGGCGCCGTAGCTATCGGCCTTCCCTCGGGCGACGTCGTGCTCGTTAGCCATGCCGATTGGCGCGCCGTCGCCGACCGGCTCCCCGCGCCCGCCGTCACGCGCGGATAGCGCACCCCCCGTCCCGACCCCGACCCTCGGAGGCCCTCGATCATGCCGACCACCATCGCCCGCGGCGACTCACTCGCCTACTTCCGCTCCATGCCGGCCGAAGAGCAGGACATGCTCGGGTGGCGCGTCGCCCGCGGCAACCTTCTGCCCGCGCCCTTCTGGCCCGGCGGACAGCTCATGCGCAAGCCGCTCGACGGCGACGACGGCGCCGTCGTGTTCTACAAGGTGGGCGCCCGCGGCACGCTCGGCGAGCCCGAGTCCGACGAGCCGCCGGCGGTCCTGCCGACCGGGGAGCTGCACGCCCGCGCCGACGCCTACCTGCGCACGCTCTGCGCCGGCTACCGCGTAGACCCGCCGTCCGTCGAGGACGTCATGGCGTGGGCGTCCGTCGCGTTCGACGTCACCGAGGACCCGATCGACCCGCAGGAGTGGCTCGACGACTTCATCGACGCCCGCGAGACGGTCGCCGGCGAGCGCTGCCAGGCCATCTTCGGGCACCTCGACCGGTATGCCCGCCTCGACGACGCGACGGCGCAGGCCGTCGCCGACACCTCCGAGGACGCCCGCTTCGCGTCGCCGTGCGACCCGCGGGTGCTCGTCATGGTCACGGCGGAGGGCGGCGCGATCGTCGCCGACCTCGCCGGCCGCCACGCCGACGAACACGGCCCGCTGCTCAGCCGCCGCGAGCGCCGCCGCAAGCGCCGCCTCGAGCGCCGCACCTACTGCCGGGACCGCCGGCTGCACCGCGACGCCAGCCGCATCGCGTGAGCGACTACGCCCGCGCCGCGCTGCTCGCCGTCGTTGAGCACTGGCCCGGCCGCCTCGACGACCTCGCGCTGCGCGCCCAGCAGGAGGTCAACCCGACGCTCGGGCCCGGCATCGCCGGCGTGAGCGTGTGGCGCGCTCACGGCGAGGGGCTGCTGCTGCGGTTCCCGCATCGCACACTGGGCAGCGACCACCCGACGCTGGCGTTCACCGTGCAGCGCGCCTACCGGCGCTGGCACGCCGAGCCGCCCGAGCCGGACCCGACGCCGGATCACACGCGCGCCGCGCTGCGCGTCCTCGTCACGCACTGGCCGGGCGTCCTCAACGGCGTCACGCTGACCGGCGCGCTTATGCGCTCCGCCGCCGCCGGCGTGCTCGTGCAGCAGGACGGCCGCACCCTGCAGGTCGGCTTCACCCGCGACGAGCTCGAGCACGCCGCCGACCCGGCCACCGCCGCGAACGTCGTAATGGCGTACCGGGCGTGGATGCTCGCGCGGGCGCAGCCCGAACCCCCGAACCCGCCCTACGCGTGATCCCCGCCCGGATCATCGCCGCGCGCGACCTCGCCCACGCGCTGCTCGCCGGCTGGTTCGGCCGGGGACCGCAGGCGGCCGCGATCATCGCCGCGACACTCGTCGTGCTGACCGCCGCCGTCCTGCTCAACGTCATCGGCTGAGCCCCACCCGGCCACGGGCACCCGCCCGGGAGCCGGGCACCCACCGGCATCACCGTTATGTGATCGCCCGCACGCACGGCTACTCTCTGAGGCACAAGCCAACGCGAGGCGGCGCCGCGCCCTACCCCGGGACACGACGCCGCCCGCCCATAGGAGGCCGTCTCCCATGCCCCACACACCCTCGCAGACCCCCCCGACGCTGATCGCCGGGAAGACCGGCAGCGGCAAGGGATCTGTGCTCTGGCACCCCCTGCTCTGGCCTTGCCGGACGCGCGGCAGGCCGCCACTTTCGTGGCGCGGTCGCACGATGCGGCGGCGCCACCGGCTAGGCTCAGGGCTTCGCCTGCCTAGCCGCCGCCGATCGCGGACGGAGGTTGAGCCGCTCGAGCAGCAGGTGGGTTGGGTCGAGGGGGGTGGTGTCGATGCGGAGTAGCGCGCGTCGTGGTCGCGAGGTTGTGCCCGTTCGTGGTCAGGTGGTTGAGCCGGTGCGGGTGCCGGGTGCCGAGCTTGATATTGAGGCGTGGGCGCGTCCGATTGGGCATCCGGTGCCCTACGGTGGCGGGCCGCCGCAGACGGTGCGGATTGAGGTTGTGCAGGTGCCGGCGGCGCCGGTTGCGCCTCCTGTTGACGTGGGGGTGCGGACGGGTCCGTCGTGGTTGACGGCGGCGGGGTTCATGGCCGTTGTGTGTGTGCTGCTGGCGATCGGTGTTGGGCTCTGGCTGGGTGGGGCCGCGCCGTGGCAGACGGACGCGCAGCAGCAGCGGCATTCGACGCCGGCGCATCATCGGGCGGTGCGGTGATGCGCTGCGATGAGGGCGGCTGCGGGATGTTCGTGTTGGTCGTCGTGCTGGCCGCGTTGGCGGTCAGCGGGCGGCACCTTCGAGCTGGGAGGTCGTGATGCCGGATCTGTTTCGTCGTCTGATTGCGTTGGTGGTGCTGCTCGTCGGGCTGCACAGTCCCGCGCCGGCGAAGTCGCCGCTGGCACCGATGTACGTCCCGGGGCCGCTGAACAGGTTCGTGCCGAAGCCGTCGTGCGCGACGATCGTGGACCCGAAGGACAAGCGGGCGCCGTGGCGGTACCTGGCCGCATGCGCGACGACACACGGCCTCGTCGTGAAGGGGCCGTTCCCGACACGCAAGGCGGCGACGGGCGCGGCGGACGCGGTCTATGACGCCGAGGTCGCGGCGCAGGGCGGGGAGCTGAGGCCCTGATGGGACCGAAGGGTCGCCTGGTCGTGCTCGTGCTCGTCGGCGTGTTCGCGTGGTCTGTGCGGTGGGCCGAGACGAACAGTCCCGCGGTGCTCGAGCGTCAGGCGCGCGCGGCGCAGGCGGGCGACTGCCGGCACGACGCGATGGGGCGCGTCGTGCCGATCCGGGTGAGCGTGTCGAAGTACCCGGAGAACTGGCGGCATATCGTGGACGCCAGGGCCGGGCGGAACACCGGGCCCGACGGCGTGAGCGTCGTCAACGACGGGCTGAAGTGGCCGACGGTGCTGCGAAAGAACGATGTCGGCGAAGAGGCCCGACGGCGCGCCGGCGAGAAGATGAGCGGCCTACCGTCGAAGCCCGGCAAGGCGCGCGATGAGTACCCGCCGGCGGAAGGCCGCGCGACGGACGCCGCGGACTTCCGGTACGTCGATCGCGACACGAACTCGCGGCAGGGCGCGAGCATGGGCGGGCAGCTCCGCCGCTACTGCAAGGGCCAGCTCTACCAGCTCGTCGCAGTCCCGTAGATCGTGCCCGCTGCGACGTCGCCGAAGGCGGAGCGTGCGCGCGGCCGGGCGGCGGAGCGGCGCGCGCACGACGCTGCGCAGGACGCGCACGCGCTCGCGCTGAGCATCGCGCCCGACCGGGACGTTGAGGGCGCGGTCGCGCAGTCCGCGGGGGAGGCGAACAACGCGTGGCACGAGTGCCGCCAGAACGTGCGCAAGTGCGACGAGGCGGCCAGCGTCCCCAGCTACGCCGACCGCTACGAAAAGAAGGACGCGGCCGAGGACGCCAGGACCTACGCGCGGCTGGCCGAGCGCGCCGCTGACTCCGCCGAAGAGCACCTCCAGAGCGCGCAGGCCGCCGCGGACCGAATCGAAGCGCAGGACCGCGAGCTCGCCGCGGCGGGCATGGACTTCCGCTCGACGCTCGCCGGGTGGACTAGGCGGTCGCGGTGAACATCGGCGACTGGGTCGTCGTCCCGATCGTCTGGCTAGTCCAGACGATCGTGATCCTCGTCTTGTGGGCGTGCTGGCATCCGCTGCGGGTCCTGGCGTTCGCGGCGCTCGTCGCGGTCTGGCAGGTCCTCGAGCTGCTCGGCTTCGAGGTGAGCCTGTACGACACGGTCGGGCTCGTGCTCGACTTCGTCGTCTTCGCGTGCGTGTGGTGGGCGGCCGCCGGCGTCGCGGGATGGTTCCGCCGGCCGAAGCGCAAGTGGGCGCAGAAGGTCGTCATCGCCGCCGGCGCGTGGGAGCTCGTCATCGGTTCGTGGTGGCGGCCCTTCTGGCGCGCCCGCTACGTCTACGGCCGCAACTGGCAGGAGTCAATGGAGCAGGCGTTTCTCACGATCCCGCGGCCGCGGCGCATCGACAAGGTGCCGCGCATCCGCAAGGTCGTCGTCGGACCGTTCGGCGACACGGTCTGGGTCAAGATGCTCAAGGGCCAGACCGTCGAGCAGTATGAGCGCAAGGCCGAGGCGTTCGCCGGCGACTTCGGGATGCAGAGCGTCCGGGTGTACCCGCGCTACACCGAGCCCGGGCGGTGGCCGCTGCCGGGGATGGTGACGGTCACAGACGAGGACGGCACCGAGCGCCGGCGGCCGGGCATCGGCAAGCGCAAGGGCGGCGTGCGGGTGCCCGGGCAGCTCGTGCTCGAGTGCAGCACAAAGGACGTCCTCACAGAGCCGCTGAAGCCGATCCCGATCCCGGCCAGCGTCGCCGACGTGGACTTCGGCGCGGTGCCGGTCGGCAAGACCGAGGCCGGCGAGACATGGACGCTGAAGGTCCACGGCAACCACATTTTGTGCGCCGGCGTCACGGGCTCGGGCAAGGGGTCGATTATGTGGTCGGTCCTCAAGGGGCTGGCGCCGGCGATCGAGGCCGGGCTCGTGCAGGTCTGGGCGATCGACCCGAAGGGCGGCATGGAGCTCTTCCGCGGCCGTCCGCTGTACGCGCGCTATTGCGACACGACGCCGGCGGCGATGAACGCGATGCTCGGCGAGCTCGTCGTGAAGGTCGACAAGCGCACCCAGAAGTACAAGCCGCAGCAGCGCGAGCACGTCCCGACCGTCGAGGACCCGCTGATTCTGTGCGTCATCGACGAGTGCTCGAAGCTCTTCGTCCCGCTGTCGGCGCTCAAGGCCGACAAGGACGTCGCGAATGAGGCGAAGGCCCGCGTCACGCTGCTCGTCAACCAGGGCCGCGCGGTCGGCGTGTCGATGCTGATGCTGCTGCAGAACCCGCGCAAAGAAGTCATCGATATGCGCGACGAGATCCCGGACCGGATCGCGCTGCGGCTGCTGTCGGCGCAGTACGGCGACATGATGTTTTGGCAGGGCGCCGCGGCGTCCGGCATCCGCTGCGACCGGATCCTACGCTCGCAGCCGGGCCGTGGTTTCGCTTGGAATGACAAGCGGCGCGCCATCATCGCGGTGCGCGCGGCCTACGTTTCGGACGACGAGATCGCCGAACTCGTCGAGGGGTACGCGCCCGGGCCGCGCGGCGAGGACCTACTCGACGAGATCGAAGCCAGCGCCACCTAGCGTCGGCGGCGACCCGAGGGGGGCCCAGCCGCCGAGCGACTGTGCCCCCCGCTGACCCGTTCGGCTGCCGACGGGACCTAGGCGCCAGCGATGCTAGCCGCGCCACCAACGGCCCGGCAAGCCGGTGAGCCACGCCCACAAGCGCCGCAGCGGTCCCGGCGGGTGAAGGCGCTCCTGCTCGTGCCGCGCGGCCGTGCGCTCGGCTTCGTCGGCGATCCTCCAGCCGCGCTCGAAACGCTCGTGCTCGCCAGGCTCACCCATCGCGCTGCGGACTCTAGCCCCGCTGAGCCTTGCGCGCCGCCTTCGCGGCCTTCCGCCGGCGAGTGCGGCGCTCTGAGCTCGTCGTCGCACGAGTCGCGGGCGAATAAAACGCGCGAATAATCACGCGGTCGCCGGCGCGGGCTCATCCCACGTCAGGCGAACCTCGGTGCGCCGGCGGCCGCCGAGGACCTCGAGCCAGGTCAGCAGGTGCCGGTCGTTGTCCTCGTCGAGCCACCCCGCGGTGTAGGTGCGGTGGTCGTAGTCGATCGCGCGGTCAGGGTCCGGGCGGCCGGTGAGGGCGTCGCCGAGCGACTTGACCGCGAGCCAGAGGTTCGGGCTGTCGGCGCGCTTGCCGCCTGGCGTGGTCACGAGGACGTGCGCGAAGACTGGCTCGAGTTCGCCGGCGCCGTCCACGCTGCGGATCGGGCGGTCAAGGTCGAGCGCGTCGAGCGCCCGCGCGAAGCGGCCCTGCCATTCCGTCTTGACGGCGTGCGCGTCCTTCCAATGCGACCGCAGCTCGTTGGTGTTCATCGTCGGCGGCGCGTCGTCGATCGTGAACCGCGCGCGCCGGCAGACGGTGCCCGGCGGTGGCGGCAGCACGCCGAGGTCGCGCAGCAGACGGCGCGACAGGTCGCCGAGCGATCCGGGCGTCTCAGCCAGGCGTGCCTCGACGTCGGCGATCGATACGAACGGGCCGTGGCCGATGACTCTCATGGCCTGCGGCGGCGGCGCTGTACCCGCGGGCCGCTGAGCCGATCGGCCTCACGCCAGAGCTGCTCGACGCGCTGCCGGCGCTCAACCCACCGCACCCACCCGGCAGCGGCGAGCGCGACGCCGACGAGCAGCAGCGCGCCGAACCATCCCTGGCCATGCACGACCGCGGCCGCGTAGGCGACCAAGACGAGCGCCAGCAGGATGCGCACGGTCCTCACGCGACGGCCTCGACGGGGTGTTCGCCGGCGCGGCGGGTGCGCGGCTCGAGGTCCTCGACGTCGGCGTCAGGGTCGAGGAAGTGAAAGAGCGCCAGCGCGGCATCGGTCGGGCTGCCGGCGATACCCTGCACGCGCTCGGGCCCGCGCCAGGCGATCCAGGCCCACTCGGGCTCCCAGCCGGCGGCCGGCCCCTCGGGCGGCCACGCGACGATGTCGATCCAGCCGCCGTGGTGCATGGTGCCCCACGCTGCGCAGTAGTCGCGGCGGCGGCGCAGCTTCGGCTTGCGGGTCATCCTGCCAGGGCGGCGCGCGCGAGGTGGTACGCGGCCTCGCAGGCGGTCCAGACGGCCGCGTGGTAGTGCGCGGCGACGCTGGCGGCGATGACGCGCGGGCACCATTTGCGGATCGTCGCTTCGTCTTCGTCGTTGAGCCAGGGCTCCTGGCCGCGGCGGGCGCGGTGCCTGGCGACGATCTTCGGCACGACGTGCAGCCGGCGCTTGCACCACGGACCGGCCATCGGCGACCCGAGCTCTGTCCAGCCGTCGAAGTAGGAGTGCAGCGCCACGCCGACGAACACGCCGAGCGCGGCGAACGCGCCGACCCACGTGGCGTAGGTCCATGCCTCGGCGGGCATCGTGGCGGCGTGATCGGGGGCGACGCCCTGCAGCAGCAGCAGCCCGAGCGTGAGCACGCCGACGAGCGCGCCGGCGGCCGCGGCGCCGGTGAGGACGGCCAGCGCCACGCCCGTCGAGCCGATGTAGTGCGTCCAGCGGCGGTGCACTTGCAGGCGGCGCAGCAGCCGGTCGAGCTTGACGAGTCCGCGGTCACGGCGTGCGCGCCAGCCCGTCGCTGGCGTCCCGCTGAGCCGCGCCGCGGCGAGCCTCACGCCGGCGCGCAGTTCCCACGGCCGCACGCGGCGCCAGAGGGCGCGCGGGACCTTCTCGAGCTTGTCCGGCCAGGCGCCCGCCCGGGTCGCCGCGGCGATCGGCACAAGCCACCACGCGATCGGCAGGCCGATGACGGCGCAGGTCACGGCCGCGCCGGCGCCGCCGATCGGGCGGTGCGTCTTATTGCTCGGCATCGCCGGCCGTGCCCGCGGCGAGGTTGCCGGCGGCGAGGTCGTCAAGGATCCGCGCGCAGTCGCGCAGCGCCTCGGCGGCATCCGCGACGCCGACGGCCTCGGCGCAGCGCACGAGCGTTTGCCCGAGCACGGTCAGCAGGCCGTCGCAGGTGTCGGCGTAGCTGACGCGCGCGGCGTCCGCGAGCGACGGGTCCGTAGTGATGATCGGCGGCTGCAGCCATCCGCGGGCGGCCTCGGCGAGCGCGTAGGCGGTGTCGGCGAGGTCGGGGAGCTGCTCGGCGAGGATCGTCGCCGTCTCGGGCGTCAGCTTCATCATCGCCCCTCGCAGCGGCGCGACGCGTTGATCTGACCGCACCGGGCCTTGTCGAGCACGGCGACGTAGTGCAGCAGTAGCACGAGCGCCTCGCCGAGCAGCCGCAGCCGCCGGAAGAGGCGCCACGGCGCGGTGAGCTGGTAGTCGGTGTAGACCCGCTCGAAGTCCTCGGCGGTGTCCTCGACCTCGGCGTGCGTCATCGGCTGGCGTCTCCTCGTTTCGTGGGGCAGGTCGCGGCGTGCTCGTCTGAGGTGCCGGGGCGGTCCATGAACGGCATCCCGCCGCAACACCACAAGTGCTCGGGCACGGGCTCGGCGCCGAGCACGATGCGCCAGCGCGCCGGTAGCTCGTCGAAGGGGCCGAGCACGACGACGTCGCCGAGCGTGTGCACCTCGTGATCGGTCTCGTCGAGAAACAGGTGCGCGGCCTCGGTGACGGCCTCGGCCTCGTCAGCCGCCAGCACGAACGCGGCGTGCGAGCACGACGAGGGGCCGAGGCCGGGGTCGGCGGTCGTCACGAGCCAGCGCCGATCGTTGGGGCTCGCCTCCGTCACGCTGCCTCGCTTTCGTCGGCGCCGGGCGGCGCGGGGTCGCCGCTCATGTAGTTGCGCATCGCCTGCGCCATGTCGAAGAGGTACAGCAGGTTCGGGTGCATCCCGCCGAGGCGCGTCGGCACGACGAGATCGACTGCGCGCAGCAGCGCCTCAACCTGGCGACGGTCCTGGGGCGTCACGCGGCCGACCCGGCGGTCAGTGCGGCGCGGAAACCGGCGTACTGCTCGCCACGGCGCGTGATGCCGTAGCGATCCACGGCGCGCAGCGCTTCGAGCCCGAGAGCGATCGACCGCACGTTGTGCTGCCAGAGCTCGCAGGCGTCGGTGGCGTAGATGAGGCGGTTGCTCGGGTCCGTCGCGGCCTGTAGGGCTACGAAGTCCTCGTGACTGCCGCCGATGTCCGGGTGGCAGCGCTTGAGCGCTGTCGTCGCGTCCCCTCCGAAGCGTCTGAGGATCGCGCGGCCGCGCCGCACGAGCGGGTCGAGCTGTGCCACCGCGCCAGAGTTGAAGCTGACCTCGACGCCGGGATGCACGGGGTGCGGAGCGTCGCCGCGCGGCCATCCGTCCAGCCGAATGTGCCGCGGCTGCAGGTTGACGCCGATGATGACCTCGGAGGCCTCGAGCAGCCGCAGCTCGCGGTCGAGCAGCTCGAGCGTCGCTGCCCATCCGGCCTTGAAGGTGTACCTGCTGCGGCGGTCGAAGGTGTCGCCGTGCGGCCACGTCGCGAGCGGCGTGAAGCGGACGTCGATCACGGCCGCACCCGGGACGCGGGGCGCAGCGCGGCGGCCGTGTAGGTGCCATCGCTGGCGCAGGTCAACTGCTCGCGCTCGACGTGGTGCGCGACGGCCTCGACGACGTCCTCTTCGACGGCTTCGAGCTGGCGCGCGAGGTCGGCGATGGTGAGCTGCCCGGGCTTCGAGCGGACGGCCCGCATGACCTTCTCGCGCAGCCCGATCTTCTGCACGGCGTCGGTCAGCTTCTCGGCGTTGCGCTTGACGCCCGCCTTGACCTTCGCCGCCTGCTCGGACTGCTCGGCCGGCTGCGCCGCGGTGTACCGGCGCGACACGGTCGCGCCAGTAGCCGTCACCCGCTCAGCAGCGACGAGGCGCCGCAGCGGTTTGGTGAGCTGCGCCACGGTCAGGCCGGTCAAGTCGGCGATCTGCGCCCGGCTCAGCGGCTGGTTGTGCGAGATGAGCGCGTTGAGGATCTTCGCCTCGTGATCGCGGTCCGCCGGCCGCGGCGGCGGGGTGCCGGCGGACCGGACCTGCGCCCTGGCCGGCGCGACCTCGTCGGCGTCCTCGGGCTCGTCGGGCGCCGGCGCCGCCGGCTCCGGCTCGGGTTCCGGGACGGCCTCGCCGGCGTCGAGCCAGGCGGCCATCTCGCGCTGCCCGGGTGCGAGTTCGGGCTCGGGCTCAGGCGGCGCGAGTTCGCGCGCTGGCGGCTCAGGCGCCGGCGGCGGCACGAGCGATGCCGCGCCGTTCGCCCGGCCGAAGAGCGCGATGCCCTGCTCGAGCCAGTCGGCGACCTCTGCCAGATAGCCCTGCGTCGCGCGGACGTGGTCGAGTTGCTCGGCGAGCTCGTCGGCGTTTGGTAGTAGCGACTTCACGACGTCACTCCGCTCTCGCGGCCGCGCGCGATGCGTGCCTCGAGCATCCGCATATCGGCGACCGCGGCGGCGACGATCTTCGGCGTGTTCGCGATGACCAACTGCGCCGCGGCGAGGTCGCCGGGGAAGTCGGCGACGTCGGCGCCCTCGGCGCGCAGGTCGCGCACGACCTGCAGCAGCTCGCCGATCACGTCCACGAGCGCGAGGCCCGCGGCGGTGAGGTTCTCCTGCCGCTCGCCGGCGTCGTCGCCGAACTCGACGGCCTCGCACGCGCCCTCGGCGTCCTCCAGCTTCACGCGGGCGGCTTCGATGAGCTTCGCGATGCCGGTCATGGCTTCACCGGCTCGCCGGGCGCGACGGCGTAGCGCCAGTCGGTGTGTGTCAGCGACGTGCCGTCGGGCGCGTGCTCGTCGCGCACGAGTTGCGCGCGGTAGACGCCGGCGTCGAGGTGCCGGCGCGCCGACGTCGGACTGACGTCGAGTTGCTCGGCGACCTGCGCGACGGACGCCACGCCGCCGAGCTCGACGACGGCAGCGATCGTCTGCTCGACGGTCGTGCGGACGTGCGGCTTGCGGGGGGCCATCGTGTCGCCTCCTGTTAGGAACGTGTCGCGGCTGACCGGCTCGCGTCGCCGCGGCAGCTCGGTGACCGTCGGGGTGTTCATGGCGCTCACCGAACGGGGTCGAGCTCGAGCAGCTCGTTGCCGAATCCGTCGAGTTCCGGGCCACCGTCAGCGCCGCCCGTGGCCCACTCGCGCAGGCCGTAGCAGCCCGGCGCGACCTTCACGAACTCGCCGGTCTCCTTGTTGCTCGTCGCGAGTTGCGCGGCCATCGTCGCCGAGGGCGTCAAGCCCTTGTAGACCTTGTCGCCGCCGTTGGCGAGGACCCACTCGGCGATCTTCGCCGTGTGCATCGGCTGCTCGTGATGCTCGAGCGCCTTGCGCATGAGTTGCGGGCCCGTGGGCCCACGGTCAGCGCGCGGCTGACGGGCGCGACGCGCCGGCTTGCTCGCGACGGCCGCGCGCATCGACGTCGCGGACGCGACGAGGAACGTCACGGCCTCGCCGATCGTCACGGGCTGCTCGGCCCACGCCTGCACGTCCTGATCGGTCGAGGCGCGGGCGTACCCGAGGATGGCCTGGCGCGCCTCTTCGGCCTCTCGTGCGACGGCCTTGAGCTCGAGCAGCTCGTCGGCCTGCTCGCCGTTGGCGTGCTCGAGCGCGCGCAGTGACCGGGTGCGGCTGAGTTCGTCGCGGGTTGCCTTCGCGAGCGCGAGGACGTCGCGGCGGTCAGCGGCGGGCCAATCGCCGATGACGTCGTCGCCGAGCGCGAGCGCGAGGACGGCGGCGGCGTCACGTGTGACACGCGACGGTGTCTCATGCGACACGGCCGGCGCGGCGCCGCGGCGCGTGAGCTCGTCGGACTTCGCTTCGATCTTCGCGACCGCTGCGGCGACGACGTCGGCGTAGGCGTCGGGGTCGTCGGGCACGGTCGGCAGGTCGTCGGCGTAGGGCCGCGGGTAGCTGTGCGGCCACGCGCCCGGGCTCGCCGCGACGCCGAGCAGCGCATAGGCGTAGCGGCCGTTGCCGCCGAGCTTGACGGCGGACGTCAGGACGTAGCCGTAGCGGGTGAGGTCTGAGATGCGCTGGTGGAACGCCTGCACGCCCGGGACCTGCCCGAGCTCGACGTTCGTACGGATGCGGTCGGGATCGGCCATGAACGCGTTGAGTACGCGCTCCCAGCCGGGCACGCGCCGCGTGTCAGCGGGGCGGTCTGTCGGGGTCTCCATGATGCGCGAGCCTCCTAGGGCTTCGTCGGGGTTGCGCCTCACAGTGTAGCATGACTGCTGGAGGTCTCGACTGCGGCTACGGCGTGAGGACCCCCGCGAGTGGCGGCATCTCGTCGTGCGCGCGGCCGTCGAGCACCCGGCCGTGCGACGTCGAGCGCTTGCCTCCCCACTGCTTGAAAAGGAACGCTGTGCGGGGCCCGTCGCTCACGGGTCCGCTGTCGCAGTGACCGCACGGGCGGGACGCGCCGCAGCACGTGAGTTGCCCGGGCTCGTAGGCGGTCGCCTTGCACGCATCGCGGATCGCGCGGACCCACTCCAGCTTGTGCGGGATCGGGGTGCCGTCCTCGTCAACGAGGCGCCGGCCCGGGCGTCCGCCGGACTCGCCGCCGACGATGACCCAGTCGATGTCCGTCAGGTCGAGCTGCGGCGCCAGCGGATCGCCGGTCGCCCAGCACGGCACGCAGCGGGTCGCCATCTCCGGGCCGGTCTGCCCCCGCGAGTCATAGCGCAGCGGGCCCAGCAGCGGCTCGCAGCTCAGGAACCGGACGGCGGCGGGCACGGCGCGCAGCAGGTCGGCGCGGTGCACGAACTTGCGGGTGCCGATCGTGACGCCCATCCAGACGTTTGGCCAGCCGTCGCCCCAGTCCGCGGGGAGGTGCTCGAGGATGCGCTCGGGCCGGCTCGTGAGGACCTGAAAAACGGAGTCCGGGCAGCGGCGGATGACGTCCCACGCCTCGTCGCGCCACGGGTCGGCGTCCTCGTGAAACCAGTCCGACCATGAGCACGTGAACACGAGGTGCCGGCCGTGGTCGGCGATGCACTCGGCGCGCTTGGTCGCCCACTTGCGCGACAGCGGCGCGTTGAACGTCTGCGGCGTGCATCGCACAACGACGGATGGGTCGCGGCCGTAGCGGCGCTGCTCGGTGAACATGTAGCAGTCGGCGCACGTCGGGTCGACCTTCGTGCACCCCCGCCAGGGATTCCACGTGCTGTCCGTCCATTCGATCGCTGACGCCTCACCCATGAGCGAAGCCCTCCCCCGCCGCCGCGGTGTCATCGGGTGGCCGCCATGAGCAGCGATAGCACGCGACGATCGTTTCGACGCTCGCGTGCTCGGCGAGGCTGTAGAGCTCGTCTTCGCCGCAGCCGGGGCACAACGGCCAGCCGTCCGCGCGGTACGCGACGTAGGGGGTCTTCCTCTCGGCCAGCGCGACGCCGGCCTGCTCGTCGGCGACGTTTAGCGTGGCGGTCGCCGAGGCGATGAGCGCGAGCAGCTCTTCGCGTTCGGCGGCGCCGACGCGTGCGGCGACGGCACCGATGCCGGCGGTCAGGGTGCGCAGCGCGTCGTTTTGTGCGCGTGCGATCGTCGCGACCGCTTCGCTGCGACGGCACGCCTCGAGCGCTTCCTCGAGCGCTTCACGAAGGGCTTCGGTCTGGCATCGCTCGTCGGGGTACGGTCCGGCCCAGTCGCGGACGATGAGCCTCGTGGTGGGAACTGCGACGCCCTCGTCGCTGACCATGCGGTCCGGGCCAACCGTGCCGTGAAGGCGCACGACGACCTCGGCGCCGTCCGGGAAGACGGGGCCGTCGATGACGGCGCGGTGGATGGTGTAGCGGACGCACTGCGGGTCATCCTGCTCGGTCTGCGCGGCCTCAACTTCGCCGGGGGTCGGTGCGTCAGCCATGCGGGTCTACCTCCGAGCTCGCGAGTAGGTCGAGCTGTCCGGCGTGCGCGAGGTCGCGCCGGCGCTCGGTGGCTTCGTCGGCTGCGCGACGTCGCGCGACCTCCTGCGCGAGAACGCGCGCGACCGGGGTGCCGACCGGGAAGCCGGCCCAGAAGGCGATGCGGGCCCGGGCGACGGCGGCGTGCGCGTCGTCCTGCTCTATGCCGACGAAGCGCATGCCGGCCAGGACCGCGGCGCAGCCCGTCGAGCCCGAGCCGGCGAACGGGTCGAGCACGACGCCGCCGGGCTGCGTGACGAGGCGGACAAGCCAGCCCATGAGATCGATCGGCTTGACCGTCGGGTGGCGGTTGCGGACCTCCCGCGGCTGCCAGTTCTCCCGGGGGCAGGCTCGGTCCAGCTTCGGCGTTTGCATCCCGACCCACTGCGCGTCGTCGGTACGTCCGGCGATCGGCAACCCGTCGAGGCCTGCCTCGCGCTCGAGCGGGCTGGCCTTTCCTGAGTAAAAGAAGCGAGACGCGCCGCCGGCGTCGGCGTAGAAGGGGCTGGCGCGGCCTTCGCGCCCGGCGCTGGCACCGTAGGCATTGGCGCTCGAGCCATCCTGCAGGGCGGGTTCGGTGCCCATGACCTGCGCCGACGCGCCAGCGTCGCCGCTGAGGTCGTCGAGCAGCGCGACGGGGCAGCCGATCTCGCACCGCCACGCTTCGATCGTTTCGAGGCCGTCGGCCTCGGCATAGGTGAAGTCCTCGCCGCGCTGGGAGGCCTTGTTGAATATCCCGCCGTCGCGGGCGCCCTCGGGAATGTTGCGGCGCACGCTGACGCCGGTCGGGACGCGCCGCTGCCCGACGAGCTCGCAGCCCGGGGCGTGCACGAGCGCGACGTTCGCCGGCCAGCGGCCCATGCGGTTCGCGCGTTCGATGCTCTCGGCCTGCGCCGCGGCGTTGCGCTCGGCGTCGCCGTTGGCTTGCAGCTCGGCGCCGACGATGCCGCGCCGGCGCGCGGGGTCTGAGCCGTCGTGCTTGAGCTGCTCGCCGCCTGTCTTGATGCGGCACGCGTCGATGTTCAGCGCGCCGGTGCCGGTCGCTAGGACCTGCGCCTCTACGGTGCCACGGAACGGCTTGCGGGCGACAGCGATCGGCTCGTGCGCGGGCTTGAGCGCCGTGCCCCAGCCCTCCCATTGCTCGGCCTCGGTCGTCGCGGGTGCGGTGATCGGCGTCGGGCCTTCCCGCGGTTCCCAGGCGTCGTCGTTCATCCGACCCAGCGCGCCCGGATGCGCTCGGCCGTAGCCGACGACTTCGCGTTCGGCGCCGGCGGCCGCGTCGATCGCCTTGCCGATGTTGCGCGACTTCGGCCAGCCCGAGCCGTAGACCCAGTCGACCTCGGCGCCGACGTCGCCGTTGAGCGTCAGGACGCGGTCGCGGATCTCGAAGCCGGCGTCCTCGACGCCGCACGCCAGGCGGTGATAGGTGCGGGTGCCGCCGAACGCGAGCAGGAACCCGCCGGGCTTGAGGACGCGCAGGCACGCGCGCGCCCACCGCTCAACGGAGGCCTGGAATGCCCGCGATTCGCCCAGCGATGAGCGAACGCCGCTGCCCGGCAGGTATCCCCATTCGGTGCCGGTCGGCTTATCCCAGCCGGTGTTCATGAAGCTGATCCCGTAGGGCGGGTCCGTTACGACAGCGTCGATCGACTCCGCAGGCATCCGCTCAAGGACCTCGACGCAATCGCCGCACTCGACGTGCCACCGCTCGACGTCGCCGGGGTCGAGCGGCGGTGGCAGGTCGGGCAGGGCGCGGGGGCTGCGAACGATCGCGCCGCATGGGCACGAGCGGAGCACGAGCAGCGGCGGTTCTGTGTGCGTGACGGCGTGCGCGTGCTCGCACCCGGGGTCGCCGCCTTCCCACGGGCCGGCGCTCACGTGGGCTCCGACTCGAAGATGGCGCCCTCTTCGGTGGTGTAGGCGGCGAGGACGTGCACGAGCGCCTCGGGCGGCACAGACGCCAAGCAACGCGGCCCGTCGGGCGTGCTGACGAGCAGCGTCAGCGCGCCGCCGTCGTACTCGACGATCACGTCGGCGGGCTCGAAGGTCCAATCCTGGCCGGGCTCGCCGGCGCCGGGCGGCCACCATCCGCACTCGGCACTAGCAGGTTGTGTCACGGAGCTCACGAGTCGCCTCCTAGGGCACAGGGTCGCTTTTCTCGTCCACCTTCGCAGCGCCCGTGGTAGCAGCCGCAGAAGTCGCAGAGGTAGACGCGGTGGCCGGCGTAGACGAGTTCGTCGCGGCAGCGTTCGTACAGCGCGCAGTTGTTGCGCGGGTGGCTGCTGCCGCCGCCGCCGCCGCGGACCACGGGGCGCTGGCCGGGCAGGGGCCGCAGCTCGCCCCAGTCCACGAGAGGGCGGCCCGTGACCCACGTGTACTTCCCGGCCGCCGGCGTGACGACGTGCCCGTCCAGCGGCCCGCCGACGCATGGGAGGGGCCCTCTAGACAACGCGAGTCACTTCCCAGCGCTCGGAGCCGCAGTAGGGGCAGGCGCGGTGCGCGCGGTGCGCTTCGCTGGTTGCCGACCACGGCAGGCGGCACGCCCAGCAGCGCACCGCCAGCATGATGAGGCGCATGGCCCGGGGCTAGGCGAGGATCGTCTGAGCGAGGTCGGCGAGCCGATCGTCTACGTCGGCGCCTCCCTCGGTCAGCACGCGCGTGATCGCCGTGCGCTGCTCGACGAGCCGCGGCCAGCGTGCCTCGGCCCACTCGACGAGTCCGTCGGCTCGTGGCGTGTGGCCGTCGCGGCGCTCGGCGCGCTCGGCTTCGCGAATGTCGGCGGCGAGCATGAGGACGCGCACGGGGTCATCGAAGACGCCCTCCTGCGCGCGGCGCGCGATCTCGCCGAGCAGTTCGGGTAGCTCGTCGCGGGCGGTCTCGAGCGTGTCGCCGGGTCCGGAATGCGCGCGGATGATGCGGCGGGCGGCCTCGACTGAGCGCTCGTCGACCTCTTCGACGGTCGTTGGCTCGAGCACGCGCTCGTCGGGCGCGCGGACCTCGGCGGCGAACGCGACGCCGTTGAGGACGAGGATCCACTTGCCGGGTGAGTCCTCGCGGGCACGGATGACGCCGAGGCGTTGGCGCTTGCGCACCGTGAACTTGACGAGCATCGCGCGCTTCTCGTGGCGCATGGCTTCGATGATCGTCCGCAGCGACTTCGCGAAGCCGGGGTCGGGCTGGATGTAGAAGAAGCCGCTGAGGCGGTCGGTGGGGACGCGCCGGTAGTCGATGAACTCGAGCAACTCGACGGCTTCGAGGTGCGTCACGGCCTCGGCGTATTCGATCTCGGACGGTGGGACGACGCGGAAGTCATCGCCGACGCGGACGCCCTTTACGGCCTCGTGGACGACCTCGGGCACCGCGACGGGGGCGAGGGCGTCGAACGGGACCGTCGCGGGCACCTCGCCGGTCGCGTCAGGCTGCGGGAGCTGGTACAGCGTGCGCTCACGCTCCGCGTGAACGTACTGCTGCACGCGTGGCGTGCCGTCGGGGAAGGCGGTGTCGAAGCGGACATCTCGCGAGCCGGTCGCGGGCACGATGCCCACCGGGATCTTGAGCAAGTCGCCGAGCTCGAGCGTGGTCCTGGCTACTGCGCGCATTGACGGCCTCCGAAGCGTAGGGGTTGCGCCGCAGACTGTAGCCGATAGGGGGGCCGGCGGGGTGAACTCGCGGGCGGTTTACGGCGGCGGGAGCGGGACTATCACCGCCGGCGGCGGCTGGCAGGCGTAGCCGAGCGTCGGGTCCTGAAGCGCGCACGGGACCTGCGGCGCAGGGGCACCATCGGCGCCCGGCAGTCCGGCCGGTCCCGTGGGGCCTGCGGGGCCCGTCGGGCCGACCTCGCCGGGGGCGCCATCCTTGCCCGGTTCGCCCTTGTCGCCCTTGTCGCCCTGCGAGCCGCGGTCGCCCTGCTCGCCCTTGTCGCCCTTCGCGCCGGGCTCACCCTGCGGCCCCGTCGGACCGATCGGACCGGTCGCCCCCGGTGGCCCCGTCTCACCCTGCGGCCCGGGCTCACCCTGCGGCCCCGTGTCGCCCTGCGGGCCGGTGCCCCCGCGGCGGCCTACCTGCCGCACGACCTCGCGATGCACTTCGACGCGGGTGCGGTGCAGCACGATCGAGCGCGTTCTCATGCCTTCCGCTTTCGCGACGCGCTTCGCCGCGGCCTTCGCCTTCGGGACCGCCTTGATAGCCGTGTCGAGCTTCGTCGCGTTGGTCTTCGAGCGCTCCTCGTTTTGCACGACGACGTCGCCGACGCCGCCCGTGACGATCGCGCTGACGGCGCTCACGAGTGAGCAGACCACGCACAGCACGAGCACCGCCGCGTACCACTCCGGGCTGAGGTAGTGGCGGCCGCGCGCTTCCGGCGGGCGGTCGGTCCAGTCGGTGCGAGGGGGACGGCGTCGGCTGCTCATGGCGTGTCCTTACGTGCCGCCAGGAGCTGTCCGAAGACCTCGAGCCCCTCCCGGCCGAGGATGAACCCGATGACTGCGAACGCCGGCTTGTTGAGCGTCGTCGCCGGGTCGATCAGGGCACGGTCTACGAATATGCCGCCGATCCACGCGGCCGCCCACACGGTGATGACCACGCCGACGACGACGAGCTGCAGCGTCTTTACCACAGGCGCCTGTTCGTCGCGATACCGATCAGAAAGCCGGTCGCAAGCAGCCAGAGATTCGACGGGTCCCAGAGCTCGTCCACGTTGCCCGTGACAACCGCCGCGAGCACGAGCACCAAGGCGACGAGTAGCGACCCGATGCCGATACGCCGCGCCGCCAGCCGTTCCGGCGACAAGGGTCAAAACCCCAGCAGCGCGCACAGTGAGAACCCCGCCGCACCGAACAGGACCCCGAACACGACGGCACGGCCCCGTGTGCGAAAGAGCTTGTCGCTCAGCAGCCGGTCCAGGCGGCGCTTCTCGATGGCGGCCTCTGCGGCGAGTGTCGAGCGGGCCGTTTCCGTCTCGCCGGCGAGCCCTACGCGCGTGGCCTCAGTCACGTCGGCGAGCTCGGCGCGAGTCGCCTCGGTCTCGACGCGGGTCGCCTCGGTCTGCTCTTCGGTGGCGGTCATCGCCGTGCGCAGGTCGCGGACCTCGCCGTTGAGCGCCTCGGCGTGTTCCTCAATCGCGTCGAGGCGCGCGAGGATCTTGGCGTTGGAGTCGGGCACCGGCTGCTCCCCCTACATCGTGTGGACCCCCACGATGGTATGCGCGCCCAGCCGGGCCAGGTCCAGCCTACGGCCGGGTGGGGCTAGACGTCCGCGGCGGCGGGCTGGCGCTCGACGGCGGCGCGTTGCGCCTTGAAGGCCTCGAGCGAGTCGCGGGTCCAGAGCGTCCACGTGCCGGCGTCGCCGAGATCCTGAAACGGCGTGGGCATCGTGCCCTCGCGCTTCCACCGGCTGACGGTCGTGCGGTTGACGCCGAGGAACTCGGCGGCCTGCGCGGGCCCGAAGAGGTCGCCTGGTCGCAGGAGCTGCGCGCCGGCGTTGACGAGGTCGACCGCTTCGCGCCAGGTGGCGTCCTCGGCGCCGTCGGCGTTGCATAGTGCGTTCATGAGTTCGTCGGACGTCATCGCGTCACGTATCCCTTCCGTCGTTGGGCGCGCCGGCGCGCGCGGAGCGTGGTGTAGGTGACGCGCATCGCATAGGCCGCGAACCACAGGCCGAGACCGGCGATGGTCAGGATGGCGAGGGCAGCAGCAGCGTCGATCATGCCGCACAGGTTAGCGCAGGCGGCGGTCTCTTGACCATCGGATCGCGGCGCACGTGGCGACACCGATCGCGTCGGCCTCGTCGTGCGCGCGGCTGGCCTGCTCGCACTTCTTGCCCTCACCGTGGCACTTCGGGCAGTCCCCGGGGTAATCGATCACGGCCCGGGCCCACGCGAGGATCGCCGGCTTCTTCGCGAAGCCCTTGCCCTCGCCGAGCGCGTCACGTTTCCAGCTCGTCGGCTCGACGACGTCGACCCGGGCGTCGGCGAACGCCTGTCCGAGCAGCGCGAGCGTGACGCCGACGACGTAGTAGCTCTGCGGGTGCGGCCGCGCGTCGCCCTGGCCGTAAGGCTGCTCGACGAGGACCGCGGCGGGCGGCGCGACAGAGCCGAGGCGCTGAAGGAACGGCGGCAGGGTCTCGAGCATCCGGGCGAGGCGGCGGGCCGGATCCTTGCCGAACTGCTCGACCTCGTGCGAAAACCAGCCGACCTCGGGCTCGGTGTTCGCGGCGACGCCCTGGATGACGCCGACGGCGATCCTGCGTGTGGACACGTCGAGGCCCCACACGTTCTCGGTCAGGCGGCAGGCGCGCGGCGGGAAGTGCCACGCCGGCGAGTACGCCGGGACGTCAACGCCGGGCAGCGTCAGCGGCGTCGTCACGGAGCTCTGCCGACGCGCTCGACGAGCAGGTCGTAAGCGCGGGCCAAGACCGCGATGACGAACGGCTCCTGCCCTTCGCCCATGATGCCGCCGAGCTTGCGCATGAACTGCAGCGCCAGCGTGACGGCAGTCCGCTGGTCTATCCGGACGCCGCCGGCGAGGTCGGCCACGAGCTTGTCAAGGTCGGTGCTCACGGGCGACGGTCCGAGCCATCCCTCGCTCTGCGCCGTTCCGAACACGGCCGCTGCAACTGTCGCCTCGTGCATCTGCGACGACGTCGGCCCCGGACCCCGGGGGTGGCGCCGCACGGCCACTAGAACGGCCACGCCTCGGTCTGTGCGGCCGGCTCGAGCTGCGGCGCTGGTGCCGGGCCGGCCGCGAGTTCGTGCGCTACGCCCGACAGCTCCAGACAGCGATCGCACTGCGCCTCGACGGGCACACGTGGGCCGGCATCCTCGACGAGTCGCAGCAGGCCGCCGCAGGGGCAGCGTGCGACCGCGCGCGCCGCGGGCTCGAAGAATTGAATCGCCACGGGTTAGCTCGCTTGCGGTAGCGCTGCGAGGTAGTCCGGGCGCCCGAGCTCGCGGCGCGTGGTGCGGTCGTCTTCGGCGCGGGCTTGCTGGAGCCGGCGCATGGACGAGGGTGCGTCAAGCGCGGCAATGGCGCGCGACTCAACGGCGCGGCGCGCGAACGCCTGCCACTTGTCGCGCATCTGCGCTTCGAGGGTCGTGTCGCCGCCGGCGCCGAGGTCTTCGAGCTCGCCCCACGTCACGAACCCGTCGCGGACGAACTCGAGCACGAGCGGGTGCAGCAGCTCGTGATAGGCGCGCTTCGCCAGGCGCGCCGGCCGGCACTCGCAATCGGTGACGGTGTTCGGCAGTTCGGATGTCGAGATGTCCACGAACCCCGAGCCGTCGCAGCGACCGGCGGGGCAGTCCCACTCGAAGTCGCGCTCCCGGCCGGCGACGACCTCACGCTGCCGTGCGACGACCTGCCGCTTGACGTCGCCCCAGTCCGGCGCGTCGAGTTGCAGCCGCGCGACCTCGTGACAGACCGCGCCGGCGGTCGGCGCGAACTCGCGGCCCGGCTGGCGCTTGATGACCTCGACGGCCGCGGCCGCCTCGGCGGGGTCGAGGTGCGCGACGTCAGCGGCGTAGGCCTTCCGGTGCTCGTCGGTGAAGCGCGCCGACGGGAAGCTCTGCTCGACGAGCGCGACGAGCTCAAGCGCTGCGGCGAGGCGCTCACGGCGTGCGGCCTCGTTGCTCACGGTGCCCCTTCCTCGGCTCGCCGTAGGTCGGCGGCCTCTTGTCGTAGTCGCTCGGCCATGTCCCGCATTCTGGCCGGTCCGGTGGACGGGTCTGCCGCAGAGTGTCGCCCGTTGCTCGGTAGCGGCGGGCCGGGCGGCGGGTCGGCGTTCTCGAGGAACGATCGGTAGCGGGCGACGATGTCCGCGCACGACTTTGTGCGGCCCTTGCCGTGCAGGAGCCAGCCCTCGACGTCGCGGGCGACCTTCACGTGGTCGCGGTCGGGGTACGTCAGCACGGCGTGCCCGACGGCGGCGCGTGTGACCTCCCTCGTCTGGCGGCGCTCCCGCGCGGTGCGCTTGAGAATCTTCCCGGCGGCGATGGCGGCGTCGTGCAGCTCGACGGGCAGGTCGTCGGGGAAAGCGTCCTCGCGCGCCCTGCCTTCATGCCTTGAAGCGTGGTCGTTCTCAGAGGCGGTCGTTCTTGAGGGGTCGTTTCGTGCCGGGTGGTCCTGTCGATCCGTGCCGGTTGGATCATGCGGCAAATCGTGCCGGATGGCCGTTTCTCCGTCCGGCCATTCGGTGATCCACGGTGCCAGCAGGAGGAACTCGTCGCCTCGTCGGCTGCCGTCGATGCGGCGTTGCGCTCGCCGTGCGATGACGCCCGCGTCCTCGAGCGCCCGCAAGTGCCCGCGCACCGCGCGCTCGCCGGCCTCGACGCCATCGGCGAGCGTCTCCTGTTTCGCCTCGCAACGCCCCGTCGCGCTGTCGGCCATCATCGCCAGCATCGACAGCACCGCCTTGCGGACGGAGTTGCCGACCTTCAGCGAGAACGCCCAGCGCTGAAACGCCCAGGGGTCGGGGGAGGTCATGCCGGCACGGGGCGCTTCATGCGCCGCAGCGGCATGCGGCGAGTCACCTCCAGCCAGGGCTCGTCGCAGGCGGGCGAGTCGCGGAGGTGAGCGCCGGCGAGCTCGTCGGCGAGCACGGGGAGATCGACGGCACGTGGCGGGTCGAGCGTGGCGCGCCATCCGCATTCGCAGACGACGGCGTGGGTCTCGGGCATCCGGTCCTACCTTTCCGCCCGGGCTACCGGCTACAGTGCCTCGGGCGCTGACGGTTAATGGAAGTTCCCGACGGGCCGCCCCTCACACGGCGGCCCGTCCTCGTTGGTGCGTCAGGCGCTGACGCCGAGCGCCGACTCGACGCGGCCCTTGAGGCGGTCCAGTAGCGCGGCCGCGCGGTTCTCGTCGGCTCGCAGCAGGTCGGCGAACTGCGCCTCGATGACGCCCTCTTCGCCCTTGACGCGCTCGACGTAGATCGGCACGAGCTTTTGCTTGACGTCCCAGGCGGTGATCCGCTTGCCGGTGAGCCGGTCGCCCTCACGGTCGGGCACCGGGATCGGGTAGGCGACCTCGCACGTCACGAGCAGCGTGTGCTCCTTGCGAATGTCCAGCATCCCGCCGGACATCGGCACCTTCGACGTGCCGTTCATCGACACCGAGTGCGTGACCTTGTCGCCGGGCTGGATCATCGTCTGCAGCGTCGCCTCGTCGCCCTCGATCGTCCCCATCGGGAAGAGCTCAGCCGCCGCGGCTTGCTGCGTGTCGCCTTCCGCCATTTCGCGGATGCTCTGCGGTTTCTCGTCGTCTGGCATTACGGCCTCCTGTCCGGGGATCGGGGTTGAGGTCGCAGCCGACGTCCCCGGGCGCCGGCCTGCGGGTCCTAGCACACGCCACGCGGCCCGTCCGGGACGTGCCCGCGTCGTGCGGCAAGTTCAGCGCTGCTCGTCATCCCACCGGCGGGAAGACGTCGTCGTCCTCGAGCACCCACCGCGCGTTGACCTCGTCGGCGAACTCGAAGGCCTTAGCGGGCAGCAGCCGGCGCGGGATGCGCTGCACGGCGTCGTCGTGACGGAAGTGGTGATAGCGGCAGACGGGCAGCCCGTTGCGAAGGTCCCACTTGAGGTGCCGCAGGCCCCAGGAGATCAGGCGGTCCTTCGCGATGATGTGCGCGCCGTCGATCTTCGCGAGGTCCGCGCGGCGCTCGCGCGCGGTCTGCTCGTCGACCGGGCAGTCCTCGCACACCACGCACGGCTGACGCTCGAAATGCTGGCCCCAGAGCCGCCGGCCGTCGGGGTCCTCTTCGACGCTGCGCGGTGAGCCCTGCCCACCGGCCGCGCGACGCTCGTCACGGGCGACGTCCTCTGGACGCGCGCCATCCTGCCGGCGACGCTCTTCGCGGCGTCTGCGGCGCTCAGCGGCTCGCGCCGGGTCGTGCCTCAGACCCTTGCCGCGGTTCATGCCGCCCGCGCTTCGTTCGTGAAGGGCATGTGCGCGAGGCGGTAGACGCGGGCGGCCTCGGCTGCTGCGGCCTCGTCGGCGAAGAGCCCGAGGTAGACGAGGCGCCCCTGGATGCGAACCTGCGCGCTCCACTTGCCCGTCGCCTTGTGCCACGCAACGCCGCGGTGACGTGACGACCCGCCCGCGGCGCGCTGGTTCTGTGTGTTCTGCGCGTTCGTCGCGACCCGCAGATTGGACCGGCGGCAGTCGAGCGGATTCCCGTCGATGTGGTCGCCCTGCAGCCCGTCGCCTGGCGTCAGGCCGAGGATCACGCGGTGCAAGAGCAGGTCGCGCCGACCGTCCGAGTAGTCGCTGCGCCGCACGTAGCCGTTGCTCAGGTGCCAACGGTGTTCGGCGAGGTGCGCGTCCTGCTCGTCGATGGTCGCGTGCGCCCGAATGCTGCCGTCGCGGGCTCGGAGCGGGATCAGCACGGCTAAGACCTCCGCCGCTTCCGCTCGGCGAGCTCGGCCGCCCGCTCAAACATCGCCACAGTGTCCTCTTCGCTGAGTCCGCGGGTGACGTCGGCGTCGGGCGCGTAGTGCGTGAAGCGGGTGTGCGTGCGCCGGCGGAAGAGCGTGGTCGGGTCTCTGCCGGCGAGCATTGCCGCCTTGACCTGCGCCAGCGTCGGGCGCTCGACGCGTTCGCGCACGACGTGCCCCCAGAAGTGGTCGCGTTTGGCGTCGCGGACGCGGGTCGGGCCCTCGTGCTCGGTCCACGTTTTCATGCTCGGCTCGATGAGCTTCTGCACGGCCTTCGCGCGCAGCAGGATCCCGCCGTACATCTGCGCCTCTTCGGGCGTGCCGATCATGCCGCCCGTCTTCGCCTCGGGCGGCACGGGGCAGTCCATGCGCCCCGGGCAGTTGAAACAGTGCGCGCCCGGGCTCGGTTCGCCCCACTGCGCCGGCGTCGCCAGCACACGCCGGCGCACGCGGTTGCGGCGCGTGCGGATCGCGGCTTCGTAGCAGCGGTCGAAGCGCTCCGCCGTCGCGCTGAGGTAGGACAGGATCTCGGGGAGCTGGTGACGCCAGAGCGTCGCCTCGCGTTCCTTCGACCACGGCAGGTAGGCCTCGCGCAGCGTGCAGCTCTGCACGGCCCGGAACTCGGGCCGCAGGAAGATGAGGCTGGAGTAGAACCGCTGCTGAAAGTAGGCCCGCGCGCTGAGCTTGTCATCGCCGCGGTCGTCGTCGAGGTCGTCGGGATCGTCCTCCCGGGCGCCTGGTAGCGCCCAGGTGTGTTTCCAATCTGGCACCGTGGCGTGCGTGCCGCTCGGGTCGATGAGCAGCGCGTCGAGCTGCCCGGTGATGTAGCGCTCGACGAGGCCGCCGCTGCCGTCGGGGTAGTGGATCGGCACGGCGAGGCGAACCTCGACGCCGTAGACCTCGGCGATGGTCAGCCAGGTGTCCTCGGCCCACTTGCGCAGGACGCGGCGGGTGAAGGCGTCCTCGTGGGCGGGCAGCGTGAACGTCTCGCCGACGGGCACGGTGGCCTGGCGCAACTCGTCTTCGTAGAAGCCGATGACGAGCCCGGGGTCGATGCGCTCCTGTTTGCGCTCCGCCATATGCCGCAGCGATCGGGCGATCGTTGAGTGCGCCAGGCGCCCGGCGGCCTGGCGGTGCGTCGTGTAGCCGCTCGTGTGCAGGACCTGCGACCCGGGCTTCGGGATCGCGCCTCGCAGTTCGTAGCCGGTGTAGAGCTGGCAGTCCGCGAAGCCGGCGAGCATCGATTGGCGCAGCGCCGGGTGGTGCAGCATGGCGGTGGGATAGGGGACGCCAGCCGTCGCCGGTGGCGCGACAGGGGCAGGGGTTGCCATCGGAACCGTGCAGGCTACGCCGTTGCCGACTCAGGCTCGAGGCCCGCCGCGCGCGCGGCCGCCTCGACTGCCGCAAGTTCCGTCGTGAACTCGCGCAGGTCCTCGGCGTCGAGGGTGCCCGGATTGAACGCGCGGAGCTCGTCGAGGCGCCGGCGCAGCGCGACCGGGTCGCGCTTGCGCGCGATCGTCTCCTGCACGTCACGTTCGATCTCGTCGGCGAGGTCGCCGCGCAGCCGGTCATAGGTCGCGGGGTCCGCGTCGCCCTCGTTGGCTGCGGCCTTCGCGCTCGCGAGGTGAGCTCGCACCTTCGCCGGCGGCCAGAGCAGCGCGTCGAGCGTCTGCGCCTGCCGGTAGGCGTCCAAGATGCGAGCGTCGAACGCGTCCACAGGGCCCTCCTCGAAGATCGGCGGAGCGGCCGCCACGGGTAGGTCAGGGCGCCGCGTGACCTCGTCGGCGCCAACGACGTCGTTGAGGTTCGTCGCCTTGCGCAGCGCGTTGGACATCGCGGCCGCGATCATGCACAGCTCCGGGTGCCGGCGCACGATGTCGTCCTCGGCGAGCTGCGCGCGTTCGGCCTCGGTGCCGATGTACGGGCCGGCCTTGAGCACGCGGACGGTCGGCTCCTGGCCTGCCATATCGACGACGCACCATCCGCCGACGACGTCGCCGCGCTGGTCTGGCATCCCGGTCTCGTGCGTGATGCCGACGCGCTCGGCGAGCGTCCGCGCGGACGGGTCAGGCTTGCCGCGCTTGAAGGTGTCCTTCGCGCAGATGGCGTCCTCGGCGGTGCCCCGGAACGCCTCGAAGCTGCTGGCGTAGCGCAGCAGCGTGTCGCGCCTGGCGGTCACGGTGTAGCTCGAGCCCATGCCCTCCCGGGCGGCGTCACGGCCGAGCCAAACGTCGCCGCGCAGCAGGTCGGCCTTGAGGCGCCGGCCCTCGAGCAGCAGTCGCAGCACGTCGCCGGCGGTCGCGTCCTCGGGCACGTGCTCGTGCACGATGAGGTCGACCATCGCCTGCCCGCCGAAGTAGTCGATGAGGTCGGCGGGGATCGGCGGGTCCTGCCGCGCCTGGCCCGCCCGCGAGCGGTTCACGGCGGGCGGCACGGCGGCGCTCTGCTTGCGCGGCGCCCTGCGCGCGGGCTTCTTCGGGGCGGCCGCGCGCTGCTTGCGTGGCCGCGACGCGGGGGGCTTTTCGGTCATGCGGTCCTCCGATGGTGGGGGGTTGCCGCTGGCAACCGTAGCGTGCGGAGGGGCGGCGCGCCCAGCCCCGACCTCCAGCCTCACGCGACCTCCTAGGCTCACCGGGGCGAGGTGTCGGAGTCGTGGAGGCGGGAGGGTGGGCGGCCGTAGTGCGGCGCGGGCGACGGCACCGTATCCCGAAAGCAACCCCTTGCATCCGGAGGACGACTCGGCCCCAACGGCGCCGTCTGCCTAGTTTGCAGCGTACCCGATCCGCCAGCGTTGCTAAGCGACCGGCGTCACAGACCGGGGTCGAGGTCGCCGCCGGCGTCGTCGGGATCAACGTCGCCGTCATCGCCGCGTCGGCCGTCCTCGCCGTTGCTGACGTCGTCGTCGTCGATCTCGGCGAGCACCGCATCGGCCGCCGCCGCGTTGAGCTTCTCATCGACGATGTCCGGCAGCGCCATGACGTCGATCGCGCCAGAGCGCGCGTGCGGGTGGCGGACGTGCTCGAGCGCGATCGGATCGGCGGCGAGCAGGGCGTCCGACGGGGTCCAGAGGTCCTCGGGTCCTCGCATTGGGCAGGCTCCTTAGCCGTTTGGGTAGTCCATTGTCGCCACGCCGTGAATCTCGCGCGGTGAGCGCACGCGGGTGGCGATGCACCCGCCGTTGCTCTGCGATCCGGTGGCCCCGAATGAGGTGTTGCCCTCGACGGTTCGCGCGGACTCGTCGGCGAGCGCCTCGACGAGCATCCCGACGTGCACGCCAGCGCCGCCGATGACGACGAACGCGCCGGGCGGCGCACCGCGCACGCTGCTCTGCCAGCGGCCGTAGGGGCGATGGCCCGCGCGGGCATGCCGCTCGATCGCCGACACGCTCGCGACGTCAGACGCCAGGTCCACGCCGCCGAAGCGCTCGGCGTGGTAGCCGCAGGCGATCCCGCACCACGGCACCCGCCCGAACCCCCAGTAGGTCTCCATGACCGTGATGATGCCGCCGCTATTGGACCCGGGCGGCGTCTCGCGCGTGCCGACCTTCGCCAGGAACGCCTGCACAGCTCGCATGCGCGACGACGCCGCTTCGTGGTGGCGCTTCCGGAGCGCAGCCATCCGACTCATCCGCCGGCGGCCACGCGCGAGCTGCTGCTCGGTGCGCCGGCCAGGGCTGCGGATCATGCGCTGCACGCCGACGGGCACCGCGTCGCCGCGGGTGATCCCGTCGTATGTCGCCGGCGCGGCTCCGAGCGCCCACGCCGCCTTGCGCACGGCCACGAGCGTGTGGTCGCCGAGCCCGCCGTCCTCGGCAGTCACCCAGGCGTCGAGGCCGCGGCCGCGTAGCCGCCGGTTGGTCGCGGACTGCAGCGCGCGGACAGCGTCGCCGCGCGCGCCCTTGTGTAGTGCTGCCATCGCCATCATCGGCGGGGTCCTCTCCGGTCGGGGGGCTATCCGAGGCACAGCGGCCGCACGACGAGCCATCCCGAGGCTCGCGTCAGGTCTGTGTCGATGTTCACCTTGCTCGCAAGCGTGAGCTGCGTCGTCGCGGCGAGGCCGAGCTCCGTCGACCTCTGGTGAAAGTTCGCGTAGTACGAGCCGCCCAGCCCGACGGTCGCGACCTTAGTTGCGCTAGACGTCGGAAGGGTCGCGCCGACCTTGACTCCGAGCGAAACGGTGCCGCCGCCCATCGACTCGATGCTCGCGCCGAAGTCGATCGCATAGTCGCCAGTGACGGGCACCGCCACGGTCGGCGCCGTGACCGTCCACGTCGCCCAAGCGTCGGTCACGAACGTCTGCGTGATCGGCGTCGCGAAGTCGTCATCGCGCATGTCGCCGCCGCCGACGAACTCCCACTTGTGGGTGCCCGACGCTGCGGCGTGATAGCGAAGGTGCCAGCGAACAGGCGCGATCTGGACGGCCGTGACCCGCAAAACGCATTCCTGCTGATCGACGGGGCTCGCCGGCAGCGCCGTAACAGTCGGCGCGTAGGCGTCCGTGAGGACCCACGCCCCGGCGATGACCCGCCACGTCATCGGCCCCTTGTCTGACGCGACGAACGTCGTGCCCTCGACCGGGACTGAGCCGGCCTGGCCGTTGAGTCCGCCGGGCCGGTTGACGTAGGTGTTCACGATCGGCGCTGACGGGACCGGCGCCCAGCCGGTCCCGTAGTCGAAGGCGAGATCACCATCGGTGGCGTAGTACAGGCGCCCGCTTTTGCCGGGGCTGCCGGGTGTCGAGGTCGGCCGCGCCGCAGCGGTGCCCTTGTCGGCGGTCGCGATGATGGCGTCGAGGTCTCCAGCGAGTGCCAGGAACCCAGCGTCGATGTCGCTTACATTGCTGCCGCCCGTCAGGGCACGCAGCCCGTATTTCGTAGTCGTCACGTAAGGCACGCCGGACCCCTCTTTAGGTGATGTTCGCGACGGTCGCGGTGTCGATCGTTCCGGCTGCGGCGTCGATCGTCCGTGTTCCCTCGTCGATGATCGGAGCGTCGGAGACGATGTGCGTGAGCACGTCGCCGCCGACCTTCTGACGCATGAGCGCCGCGAGCGTCGCCGCCGGGTCCGGGGTCTCTGAGGTCCGCGTGATGACCGTCAGCGTCCACGCGCTCGTGACGCGCTCGAGGATGCGAACGCTCTGGGTGCCCGTCAGCGTTGGCTCAGCCTCAAGGCGCATGCTCGCCGGCCGGCAACGTGCCTGCCCCGATCGGCGTCGGACCTCGTCGCGCTGCACGACAGCGGTCGCGCCGTGCGTGAGCTTGACGCCTGGTATCTGCGCCAGGAAGGGCAGCGCGTTGTCGGGTGTCGTCTCGACGTCAACGAGGACCGCCCAGCCGGGGCGCCCGTCGCGGTCCTCTGAGAGGTCGGCGACGGCCTGCCACATAGCGCCGATCGACTCGCAGAGCGCTGCCAGCGCCCAGTCGTTGAGCTCGTCGGCGTAGGCCAGCGGCTCGTTGGCTTCGTAGAGCTCGACGCCGACGCTTCCCATCGCGAACGGTGCCGGCGTCACGGCGCGACTCCGGTGGCGACAATCGAGCCCGGTCTCGTCAGCGGCGCAGGACCTGCCAGCGGTACGTCCACGGCTCGCAGGCTGCGGATCGTTCCGGCGCTCATGTCTGTCGTGAAGTTCACGGCCGCGCCGCCGGCCGTCGCCGCGACCTTGAAGGTGTTCGTCGTGATGTCCCGCGCGAAGTACGTCGTGCCGGCCGTCAGGCCCGCCCCGCCGGTGAGGCCGGCGAACACGACCGGATGGTCGAGCAGCAGGCCGTGCGCGGTCGCGGTCAGGACGTCCGTCGAGGCGACGCCGGTGACGAGCTGCGTGCGCCCGAGCGTCAGGGCGGTGATCTCGTCGAGCCCCTCGACGCGGTCGATGACGGCGGCGACCTCGAGATAGCGGACGTAGGTCTTGACGACCCAGCTCTGCTCGTCGGCACCGAACGGCGTGCCGAACGTCGCGGGCGACAGGTAGGCGGCGACGGCGGCCTCGACCGCTGTTTCGACGCCCGCGACGTCGAAGCCTGGATAGGTGACGAACGCGGCGGCAACATCGATTGTGGTGTAGCTCGGGTCGATGACCGGCGCCACAGAGTTGAGCAGCCGCCGGGATTCGAGCAGGACCTGCGCGGCCGTCTTGACGGCGCCGGCGACTGGCTCGCCGCTGAGGTCGGCGACCGCTGTCGTGACGTACTTCTCGTTGAGGTAGGTACCGGCTACGGGGTCGTAGCCGTCGAGCGCGAGCGCGCGGCCGATCTCGGGCACGAGCGCGAGCAGCAGCGCCGCAGAGTCCGCGGCTCGCGTCGGTGACGTGTGCGCGAGCTCGCGCAGGCGAACCCATCGCAGGATGAACGCGTCGTCGGTCTCGGCGTCACGGCCGCCCGTCGTGACCGCGGTCAGCGTGGTGGTGTCGATCCATGCGAGCGACTCGACGGGCTCAACGGGCGAGTCGGCGGGCAGCCCACTGCCGGCCGCGCCGGCGACCTCGGCGACGAGCACGACCTCGCCCGCAACCGTCGAGGTTGAGTCGGTTGGGATCGCGACCGCGCCGACGGTCGCGAAGACCTGCCCGCTGTCGCCGCCCGTGCGGATGAGAAAGCGCGTGCCGTCCTTGAGCATGTAGCCGTCGGCGTCCAGTGCGGTGACGGTCGCCGTCGTCTGCGCGAACGTCGCTTCGATCGGTGCGACGTTGTCCACCCACTGCGCGAGGTAGCGCAGGATCGAGCGCGACACGTCGGAGGCGGTCTCGCGGCCCTCGGCGATCATCTGCGCACACGACGCGAGGACCTGCGACGCCTGGTCGCCCCGCGCCCGGTTCCACCCCGGCACAAGCGACTCCATCTTGTCGAAGCCGATCGCGGCGATCTCGGCGGGGTCCGTCTCAATCGGGACGGCGATCGGCTCAGCCATCGAGCGCTGCCCGTAGCCGTAGGCGCAGGTGCGCGATCTCGCCCTCGAGCCGCTTGACCTCGGCCTCGTAATCGACCTCGAGCACCGCCGTGTGGATCTGCGCCTGCGCGGGCCCGTCGGCCGGCGGTGCGTCGTCGAGCGGGGCGTCGCGCGCGGGGTAGCCGCCGGGCGCTTGAATCACGACGATGTAGCGGCGCGGCGGCGGCCGCTCGGGGTCGGGCATCTACTCGCCGCCCTCGACGGCGACGCGTATGTCATCGCGTGAGCCTGGCAGCCGGAACCCTGGCGGCTCGGGCTGCTCAGCGGTCGGGCGACGCAGCGCGATCGGGATCTCTGGCTCGGAGCGCCCGATCGCGGCCGCCAGGGCGTCGAGGTCGGCGCGGTTGACGCGCAGCAGCTCGGGGGGAATACCGAACGTCGGGTCGTCGAGGCGGTCGCCGAGCATCGTGCGGCACGTGACGTGGACGCGATCCTCGAGGTGGTCGGACGAGTCCTGCTCAACGACGACGGCGACCCCGTCCACGAAGCGCAGCGGGAAGGCGAGATGCGAGATCGGGTCGGGCACGTGCCTTAGATCATCCGTGGTCCGCTCGAGCGTGAGCCCATCGGCGCCCGTGAGGTCAGGGCGTCACGACGGCATCCGCGATCACTACGGACGCCCGGACCGTGATTTCCGCCCCTCTGCTCGCCGCTTCGGTCTGCATCCTGTCCAGTCGCCGCGCGGCCGCCGGGCCGAGGTCCGAAAACGTCCCCTGAACGCTGTATTTCGGACCGACCTCGACGGTGATGATCGCGGTCGATCCTTGCGAAACGAACCACTCGGCCAGCGTGTTGGCTTGCGTTTTCGTCATTCGTGCGCGGCCCCCTCTACGTCTTGATGATCCAATGCAGGCCGATGTACGGCGGCATGTTGTTATGCGCGCCGCCGCCGCCGGTCGCGGTCGCCGCCGTCGCGAACGCCCCGGTCCCCAGCCCCGAATACGACCACGTAGTGCCGGCCGGCTCGTTGAACGGGTACGTCTCGAGGTCGCGGTTCAGCGCGTGGCCGTGGCTTGGCATTTCGGCGGTTGACAGCGTGTGCGTTTTGGCGCCGCCGGTCGCCGCGCGCGCGATCGTTGCGGAGACGCCTACGGCCATGCGGTCGCGCAGGTCAGGCAGGTTGAACGTCGTGGACCCGTCGCCGACCCCGAACGTTGTAGAGACCACCGTGAACAGCGCGGCGTAGGTCGTTCGGTTGACCGCCGAGCCGTCACAGATGAGGTAGCCGGTGGGGGCCACGCTGCCGGCGAACGGATGAAGCGAGCCGGTCGGGAGGCTCGGACCGGTCGCGCCGGTGTCGCCTTTCGCGGCGACGACCGCCCAGTTCGTGGCGTCAGCGTCGGGGGTCGTCGCTGTCGTCCCCGCGACGAGGCGACGGTAGCTCGCCCCGGAGTAGGACACACCGTCGTTGACGGCGTACGCGGTGCCGGCCGCCCACGCGCCACGCCAGAGGATGCCCACCGGCCCCGTTGGGCCCGCCGGCCCCGTGCTGCCCGCCGGGCCCGTGCTACCCGCCGGCCCCGTGCTGCCCGCCGGGCCCGTGCTACCCGTCGAGCCCGTCGCACCGGTCGCGCCGACGTCGCCCTTGCTTGCGAGCAGTTCCCAGTTCGTGGCGTCGCTCTCCGGAGCCGTCGCGGTCGTCCCAGCGATCAAGCGCCGGTAGGCCGACCCGAGCCGTGTCACGGCGTCATCGACCGCATACGCGGTGCCGGCCGCCCACGCGCCACGCCAGGTCAGACCGCGCGCACCCGTCGTACCGGTCGGGCCCGTCGGGCCCGTCGGGCCGATGGGACCTGGCGGGCCCGTCGGGCCGGTCGGACCGGTGAGTGCCGCCGGCTCAGATGGCAACGCCCAGACGTTGCCCTTGTCGTCGATGAGCACGAGCACGACGTCGCCGCGGTTCGGTGTCTGCCCGGCCGCGACCCAGACCGCTGGCGGCCATTCGTGCGTGTCGCCGTAGGCGTCGATCGTCACGCCGACGGTGCCGTCTGGGTGAACACGGGCGATCTTCCCGGCGTAGACGACGCCGGGCGGTGTCGGCGGCGCCGGCATGAGCGCGTAGCTGTTCACGCCGTCGCGCCCGGGTCGAGGTTCATGCACGAGTCGGCGGGGATCTGGCCGTCCTCGGGATCGGGGACCGCCCATTTCGCGGTGACGACGCCCTCGCAGACGTCAACGGCGACGAGGCCTGCCCAGCCGGGCGCCGGCGTGCCGTCGTCGGCGACGAGCGAGCGGCGCGCGTCGTCTTCCGTCTCACCGGGCTGAATCTGGACGGCGGTGCGCGTGAGGTCGAGCTCTTCGATGAGCGCTCCGCACCATCCGCAGCGTTGGCGGATGACGTCGCCGGCGCGGATCGGCGGGGCGGCGAGATGCACGAGCGCGGTCATCCGCCGCCCTTGACGCGGCGGGCGGTGAAGCCCGTCCGCTCGCGCACGCCCTTGCGCAGCCGCGGCCCGGACTCCTGATTGTCATCGCCGCTGCGCGAGCTCGTGTCGAACCGGTAGCCCTCGTGCGTGCCGTGAAAGAGGATCCACACGTGGCTCGAGTTTGCCTCGACGGTGAAATACGTGCCCTCGCCGGCCTCGCCGTAGGACGCCGCGAGCTCGCCCGACGTCACGGCGCGCGTGCCGGGGAACACGCCGGCGCGCTTGAGCGCGAGGCACACGCTCGACGAGCAGTCCAGCGGGTCGTTGCCGGCGATGTCTTTCAGCAACGGGCCGTGCCCGCCGCCGTAAAGGTAGGCGCGGTTTTCGTCGCTGACGGCCTTGCACGCGTCGAAGACCGATCCGGCGGCGCCGGCGCCGGCGCCCTCAGTCGTCGCCTGCGGCTTGAGCAGCTCCGTGCCGCGGCGCAGCTCGACGGTGGCCTTCTGCGAGTCGCGGGTGCGGCGAAATGACGCGACGAGCCAGCGGCCGTCCGCGACGCCCTCGCCCTTGATAATCACGGCCGCGCCAGGCGGGACCGCCCATAGGCTCGCGCGGCACGTCACGGTCGCGGTGTTCACCCGCTTGCGTGGCGAGACCTCCCAGTCGATCCAGTCCACCGCCGGGTCCTGCTCGCTGAGCACGGCACGCGCCCGCGACTTGACGAGGTCCTGCTCGCGGGCGTAGTAGACGCGGCCGCGGAGCGCGAAGGCCCGCCAGCCCTTCGCCTCCCCGATGCGCCCCAGCGCCGTCCACGAGTCCTCGTCGGGATTGTCGGCGGTGCCGCGCTGCACGAGCTCGCCGGCGCGCGAGGCGCCGCTCGAGCCGCCGATCGCGTCGAGGCCTCCGTAGGCGTCGATGATCGCGACGCCCTCCTTGCGCCACTTGTCGTAGCGGTCGGGGAACGCGGAGCCCTGCACGGCCTGCGCGATCTCGCCGGCTGACCAATCGGGGTGCGCTGCGGCGAGGGCGATAGCGCCGCCGCGGCCGCTGAATCCCGTCGTCATAAACAGGGTGCAGGACCGCGACACTGAGCGGGCGACGGCCTGGCCGTGCAGGCTGACGCGGACCTGCAGGATGCCTTCGCTGTCGGCGTCACCCGATCGAAGGTTCATGAATCGCGACTCGACGATGCACGCGAGGTTGAGCGCGAGCGTCGCCTTCTGGCCGCCACCGGCCGCGGTCGCGACGCCCATCACGACCTCCATATTGCGGACCTGCTCGGGCGTGGCCTTCGCGCCCTGCACGGTCAGCTCGTCGGCCGTAATCGTGTCGGCGGGCGTCGTCGCCGGCGCGAGGAAGCCCGTGCCAAACGGACCGCCGCCCGTCAGCCCGGTGGGGTTCGCGACCGGGATCCCCTTCTCGCGGCGATCGTCGGCGTCGGCGCGCTGGCGCTTCTCGTCAAGCGCGCTGCCCGACTTCACGACGGCGACACCGGTCGGCGTGACGAACTCGACGCCGACGCGTCGCACGAGCATCCGCGCGAACGCGACATGGTCGGCCGGGCCCTTCGGCTTCAGCGGCCCGCGCGCGGATTGCAGTTGCGCAACGACGCGGTCCACGAACCCGAGCGCGAACGTGTCGCCGGTCTTACGGGCACTCGCGAGGCGGTAGCGCACCCCGTCGATCGTTGCCTCGATCGACGCGTCGAGCTTGCCGTTGTGGTCGCGGTCGAGGATGCCCGACCTGCGGAGCTGGCGGCGTTGGTCGTGAACGGTCAGCGTCAGCGCGAGCGTGTTCTCGATCGATAGGTCGTAGGCCGCTTCTGTGACGCCGGCGTCAAGGCGCACGTCGACCTCGCGGCCGTCGAGCACCAACGCGAAAGACTCAGACACGGCGCCCCCTACCTCGGGACCTTCAGCCGCATCCCTGGCCGGATGGCCTTCGCGTCGCGCAGCCCGTTGAGCGCCTTCAGCTTGCGGACAGCAGCAGCGACCGCCGAAGCCGACGACGCGCCCATCTCGTCGCGCGCGATCGACCCGAGCGACTCGCCGCCGCGCACCACGTGCGTCTTCGTCGCCGGCGTAGCACCGGCCTTCTTCGCCGTCACCTTGACGAGATCCAGCGTCACGAGTTGCGTGAGCGTGACCGTCACGTAGAGGCGGATGCGCCGCCGGCCATCCCAGACGGCCTCGCCCTCTTCGAGCCCGGTCAGCACCCAGTCGATGTCGCCGTGCGGGACCATCCCGCCGACGCGGATCGTGGGCGGCGGCGTGCCGCGCGGCGTGCCCAGCGGCGGGCGTCCCATCGCGTAGAGCGTCGCGATGCCGGTCTCTATGGAGTCGCGGCCAGCGAGCCCGTCGAAGAGCAGCGGGATGGTCAGCACGAGCGCCGGCAGGCCGGTCCACTCGACGCCGTTGATACGCCCGGGCCGCGGTACGTCGTCCCAGCCGCCCACGCCGCCCTTGAGCGTCGCCGAGCTCGCGCCCAGCTTGCACACGAGCGTCAGCGCCGGCGACGCGGTCACGAAGACGCATTGGCCGGGCCCGACCTTTGGGACGATGCCGCCGCTTGGGCGCTGCACGCCGGGGGCCGGGGTCACGCCCTTCAGGCCGCCGCCGGTGAACGTCGCGGTGACGGGGCTCACGCGAACGCCGCCTCGTCGGCGAGCTGCACGGCGTTGGCGCGCGCGATCTCGCGACCATCGACCTGCACGACGACCGGCCGGGACGCGAGCCGGTGGACTGCCGCGACGAGCGCCGCCAGGTCGCCGCCCGCAGCTCGCGAGGACCTCGCGTCGTGAACGGCCGCGCCGCTCGGGAGATCCACAACTTCGACGCCCTGTTCGCCGACGGTGAACGCGCCGCCCCGCACGACAGACCCGCCGCCCGCGAGCCCCCTCGGCAGCGCCAGCGGCGTGAGCGCACCGCGGCGAAACGGTGGCGCTGCCCGACGGCGCACGACCGTCGTCGGCTTGCCGTCGCCGCCGCCCTTGCCGCTGACGTCTTCCCCGAAGCCTTGCATCGCGGCCCTGGCCCGGTCGATCGCGTCGGCGGCGTCTTTCGCCCAGCCCATGCCGGGGACGTGCGCGAGCAGGTGCAGCATCGTCGAGTAGCCGCCCATGAGAAACGCGATGGCGTCGATGACGGCGTTGAGGCCCCAGAGCAGCGAATCCTTGAGCGCGTTGCCGACCGCGTAGACGATGTCTCGAAAGGTGGCGGAGCTGCGCCACGCGTAGACGAGGCCGGCGGTAAGCGCCGCGACGCCGAGCACGATGAGCCCGACCGGGTTGGCGACCATCGCGGCGTTGAGCGCCCAGAACGCCGTGACCCATCCGCCGGTGACAAAGGACGAGACGGCGGTCCATACCGCGTAGGCCTTCATCCCGGCGACGTAGACGCCGACGCCTGCGGCTGCGGACACGAGCAGGTCGTCATGGCGCACAAGCCACCGGTAGACGCTCGCGATGCCGTCGGCGACCGGCTTGATGTACGGCGGCAGCGCCGCCATGAGGTCGGCGAGCCCGGTGAACACCCGCGTCGCGATCGGCTCGAGCTTGAGCATCGCCTGGTTCTTGAAGAGAACCCATGCCTCCTTGAAGTCGCTCGTGTCGCGTGTCGCGGCCTGGATCGTGTCGCCGTGCCCGAGCGCGGTGACGAGGGCGTCGAGCTCGAAGCGGCCCTGGCGGATCGCCTCGACCATGTCCGCGCCGGCGCGCTGCCCGAAGATTTTTAGGGCTTCCTTCGTGTTAATGGACCCATCCTTGATGCCGCGGAACGTTTCGATGAGCGCCTTCGCGGGGTCTTTGCCGGCGGTGTAGAACGACTTCAGCGCGAACTTCAGGCCGGGCATCATCGTCTGCGTGTTCACGCCGGCTTCCTCGAACATCGCGAACATCGCGATGGCCTGCTGGAGGCTGAAACCGACCTGGCGCAGCGGCGCGCCGAACGCGACGACCTGCGCCGCCAGGTCGCCGACGCTCGACCCGCTCGCCTGCGCCGCCCGGAAGAATTGATTGAGGGTGTCCTTCTGGTCGCGCGCCGCGACGTCCCAATCGCCGAAGGCTCGCGTGACCGTCTGGACGTTCGTCGCGACGTCGGTCTTCGTGATCCGCGACAGGTTGAGAAAGTCGGCGGCGAGGTCGCGCAGCGGCGGACCGGTCAGCTCGAGGCGCGCATTGATGCCCGAGACTGCGATGCCGATGTCGCCGAGGTCTGACGGGACGACCTTCGCGATGGCGCGGACGTCGTCTTTGAGGCCAGCGAACGCGGCGCCCGTCGCGCCCGTTCCGACGCGGACGGTGTCGTAGGCGTTATCGAAGGCCTGCCCGATCTCATACAGCGCCTTGCCGGCGCCGACGCCGGCGGCGACGATCGCCGCGAAGCTCTGCACGCCGATCCGTGACGTGCTCTGCAGCCCGGCCTGCACGCCCTGCTGGCCCTGGAGGCGCAGCCGCAGAAGGATGTCATTGAGCGCCACGGCTCAGCCCTTCGGCGGCGGCTCGAGGATCGCGACCGTTTCGCGCAGGACCGCCGACCACATCGCCCGCTCGACCTCGTCCCCGCATAGCAGCCGCTCCGCGAGCCCGTAGAGGCCGAGGCCGCACGCTACGGCCGCGTTTCTGCGCTCACCATCGCCGAGGCTTTTCCCACGACCGCGGCCGCTGTCGTGCGGCCGGACACGAGAGCGCCGCAGACGCGCGTCACGACTGCCATGAGCCGCAGCGTGTCGAGCTGCGGCGGGCCGCCCTCGACGACGGGGGAGGTAAACGCGGTGAGCACCGCGCCGCGTGGCGTCTGGATCTCCGGGACGCCGATCACCTCGCCGAAGTCGGCGCCGAAGCGCAGCGGCGCCCCCGCGTCGGTGAGCATCGGCTCGAGCCCGTCGCCGTTGCGGTAGTGCAGGCTCACGGTGACGGCGGCAAGGATGTCCGCGAGCTCTTCGGCGGAGATGTCGAGTTCCTCGCCGATCGTCGGATTGACAATCGCGCCCATCATCCGCATGACGCCGCGGGCGGCGGCCTCGTCCTCGGTGCGGGCGATCTTCGCGACGAGGTCGCCGTCCTCCCACACGTCCACGAAGCGGTCAGGGTCCGCCTGCTGGCGGGCCTGGTAGCTGGCGCGCAGGCGTGCGAGCGGGCTATCCGGTGCCGGCGCGGTCACGACGGCACGCCGTGGGGCAGCAGCGTCAGCTCGAGGCGCGAGACGGCCGTGCCGTTGCTGTCGTGCTTCGGCGTCGCGACGCCGGTCAGGATGCCGCGGACGGTCAGCAGCCCGCCGACGACCGGTGACTTGTCGGGGTTGAGCGCCTGCCGGCCGCCGACCATCGGGCGGTTGAGCTTCGTCAGAAGCCAGCGCTCGAGCGGGGCGTCGCGTTCGCCGCGGTAGCCGCGGCTGACCTTGATCTCGGCTGTCTTGACCGGGCCGGGCAACGCTTCGGAGTCGGCCATCCCGCCGGCGTTGTACGTGTCGCTGCCCGTGGTGACTTCGCCGCCGTCCCAGCCGTCGAAGAGGCCCGGCAGGGGCGCGCCGTCAACCGAGACCGCCACGGCGAACATCTGCTCCTGCACGAGTGCCATTGCGGAGACCTCCTAGATCGTGTCGCCGGCGGCGACCTTCGTGATGAGCAGAGAAATGGTCGCCGCGAACGGCGACGTGCGCAGCTCGAGCTGCGCGGCGACGTGGCGAAGCGCGAGCTGGGCGGCCGGGTTCACGCCGGCGCTGACGGCGTCCACGCTGAAGGCCTCGGGCGGCGTCGCGCCGTACAGCGCATCCCGCGCAAACCAGCCCTGGCAGATGCCGACGAGGTCCTTTTCGATCGCGGCGAGCAGGTGGCGGTTGCCGTCGATGATGTGCGCGACGTAGTGCCCGAGGACGTCGAGGCACTCGCCGTAGATCGCCAGCAGGACGCGCATTCCGGGCGCCTCGGCGTACTGCGGGTAGACGGCCGGGTCGGCCCACGAGAGGGCGTCGTAGGGCTGCACGCGGCCGCGGATGTTGCGGATGACGGTCACGCCCGCTTCGCTGAGCGTGTCGCGCTCGGCGAGCGTCCACGCCTGCGTGACGTCCACCACGCGGGTGAACACCCCGAACTCGGCGGCGGCGGGCTGCCCGGGCCCGGCGGTGTTCTCGCCGTCGGCGCGCGCCATGCGTCCGGCGACGGCGCCCGACGGCGGGACGGTGACGGTACCGACGAGATAGGGCACGGTGATCCACGGCGCCAGGAGCTGCCCGACCGCGACGGGTGCGGTGAGCGCCCGCAGCGTCGCGGCCGGCGCGGTCAGCGACGCGACGGTCGCGGTGTCGATCGCGTCGCACAGCGGCCAGCGCTTGTGACTCCAGAAGTGGCGGCCGAGCGCCTCGTGCGCCGCCGGCGTCGTGATGCCCGGCAGCGATACCGAGCCGACGCCGAGGTCGGTGTCGAAGATGTCCAGCACGGTCGTCCAGCCGCCGACCGTCGTCGGGATCGTCGCGCGGTCATCGGCGCCCGCCGACAGCGCGGTCTCGGCGGCGACGGCGATCGGCCAGACGCCGGCGCCGAGCGGGGCGGTCACGAGCCCCGTCGCGACGAACGCCGCCTGCAGAGCTGCGGCCGTGGTGAACGTCGCGGAGAACAGGACGGCGCCGTTGTCCTTGAACGTCACGACGCGATCGGAGCCGGTGCCGGCGGCCACGGTGACGGTCAGCCCGGCTGACCAATCGCCGGCGCTGATAGCGGTGACGGTCATCACGGTGGCCGCCGCGGCCGTCTGCAGCGCCAGGACGCCCTTCGTCGCGGACGAGCCGACGATGCGCGAGATGACCATCCGCGAGCCGCCCTGCCGGAAGTACTGCTCGGCGGCGCGGATGAGATAGGAGTAGGCGACGACGTCGCCATAGGCCGCCTTGACCTGCGACAGCGACGTGCACTCGACGACCGTGCCGACCGGGCCGCGGGCTGCGAGCCCGGCGACAAACCAGCCGCCGACGTCGCCGGGCCGCGGGGTCGCGGGGCCGCGGTCGCCGATCGTGATCTCGATGCTGGGCGCGGGCATCGCCTATTCCTCCCCGCCAGCCGCTGCGGTGCGGGACCGCCTCGGCGTGGACTCGTCGAGCTCCAGTAGGTGTCCGGCGTCCAGCAGCGCGCGAGTGTGCTGGGTGTCCTCGGCCTGGCCGGTCTGGCCGTGCTCAAGGATGCCGACGCCCTCGACGACCTGCGGGCCCTGCCCAACGTTCTTGACATGGATCACGAGCCCACCACCGATCCGTCAGGCCAGGTGAATTCGCCCACTGGCCGGTGCATCCGGCACGCACAGCAGTAGGTCGCTCCGTAGAAGCTCGGACACCGCGCGTAGGTCGCGGCGATCTCGTGCCCCATCGTCGTGGTCGTCCCACACGTCGTGTGGCGGTAGCTGTCGCGAAACGGGCGGGTGTAGCCCTTCGCGCGTTCCTCGTCGCTGAGCACGAGATACGCCTGCTGCTGCGGACGAGGGTCCGTATCGACACCGTGCCCAAGCCGCGGGTCGGCGGGGTCGTTCGTAATGCTCGGCATCTACGTCTCCTCGACGGGGGTCGCGGTCACGCTCACAGTGTCCACCGTGGCTAGGGGGTCAAGGTCCACTGCCGGTTCGCCGATCGGCGGGTCTTCGATGTCCCAGTCGGCCAGCACGCCGGCGAGGTCGCAGAGCACGTCGCCGACGGTGACGAGGACGCCGCGCCCGAAGATGCAGCGCGATCGTTGGTCGGGGGACACGTCGATGTCGTCTGTCGCCTCGCCGGCCCAGCGGGCAGCGATCACCCGCGAATCGACGCGGGGCAGCGTCTGCACGAGCACCGCCGACGCCGCGCAGCAGAGGTCCGACGCGAGCTGGCGGCCGAGGTCGGCGTCGGTGGTCTGCGTGACCGCGAAGACGGTCATCGCCCACGTCGCGGTGTAGAGGCCTTCGCCGTCGCGCTCGGGGTCAGCGATCGTGCCGGGGCACACGATGACGAGCGCGGGAAGCTGCTCGTCAGAAAACCGGCGTGCCTTCTCGCGAACCGCGACCGTGCGCGGGCGCTCCGATCGCACGCTCGCGCCCGTCTGCCGCACGACGTCGTCGAGGTACAGGCCGATGAGGTTGCGGTCTGGCATCAGAAGGTCGCGCGCCACGCGTTCAAGGCTCCAGCTTGAGATGAGCGGCCCGAGGATCGTCGTCGCCGGCACTAGAAGATGCCCCCGAGGATGCCGCCGCGTGACGCATCTCCGTCCACGATCCAGCGCTGCACGATCTTGACCCAGTCGCGGCGCTCGGCCTCCGTTGGCGATACGAGCGGGTTGGGTTGCCAGCGGGCGTAGCGGATCGCGGTGTCGAAGGTCACGCCGTCGCGGCGGGCAATGGCGATGTTCGCGCCGCCCGGCGTGGTCAGTGAGTCGCGCAGGTCCTGCGTGGCGTGTTCGATGCGGGGGTCGAGGCCGAGGCGGGCCTTGCGCTCGACGGTGCTCGGTGCGCTGGCCTGCCACGGCACGCCGCCGGACGCGCCCTGCGAGTCGAACAGGCGCCGCTCCGATTCGTAGAGGCCGTCGATGATGCCTTGCATGGCACCGGAGGCGTCGCCGGTGCGGTCGGCCATCGCCAGGAGCTGACGCGCGACGATGTCCTGCCCGAGCGCTTCTACGCGTAGACGCACCGGCTCAGGTCCTCACCATCGGGTGCCCCAGCCGATCGGGACGTAGAGCGGCACGCGGCCGAGCGGGTCGCCTCCGAGGCCGCCGCCCGGCGTGATCGGGCACTGCTCGTTGACGGCCAGCGCGACGGTCCTGCTTGCCTGCCCCCACATTTGGTCGAGGGCCCTGAAGGCGCTCTGCTCGGCGTTTGTCTGCTCTGGGTAGTAGCTGACCTCCACGAGCTGCGCGGTCCGGTACGCGGCAGCAGAGGCCGCGGAAAGCGTCAATTCCGTCGTGCAGGGGGTGCGGCCTTGCATCATGCCGGCGAGCTCGCCGCACGCGATGGCGATGAGCTCGAGCACCTCGTTGGCTGTCGGCCGCGTCGTCGCCGTGAAAACGCCTTGCTCGCCGGCGATCGTCGCGTCGCGTGACGCGGGCCCGCGCGTCCGGGCTCGCAGGATCGCGGCGACTGTCAGCAGCGACGGGGCCCACGGCCACATGCCGTCCGTCGCGATGACCGTGCGTTGGTCGACGACGATGTCAGCGCCGATGACGACACCGGCGACGAGGTACTCGAGGATGACCGGCAGGCTGGCGGGCGCCTGCCACGTCGAAACGTAGGCCGGGAGCACATCGCCGTCAGCGTCGAGTGCCGGGGTCACAACGACGCTGGTCGACAGGATCTCGTCGCCATCCCGCAGCCGAGCGGTAACAACCAGGCCCGACGTCAGCCCGACGCCGGCGAGGCGATCCGTCGTCGTGAACCCTGGCAGCGTTGGGATCATGCCCAGTACATCACGATCACGATCGGGGCACCGTCGAGGTGCTTCGTGCGGATCACGAGCCGAGCACTTCACCGATGGTGCGAACTGGGATACCAGCCGTCGCGATGTAGTCGCAGAGCGTCTGGAAGTTCGCGGTCGAAAACTCGAGCGTGCTTGTCGCGGTCGTGATGACATCGTGGAAACAGAGGATGAGCCAGCCGCCATGCGTGCCGACCATGTCCACGTACCACTCCAGCGTCCCGAGCGTGCTGTTCGGTGTCAGCGCGGTCGTATTGCCGCACTGAATCGCGCGCAACCGGTGCAGGTCCGATGGCGGGATTGTCTCAATGCCACGGCTGACTGTCGTGCGCGCAGACAAAAACCGCTTCTTGACCTCCGCGAGCGTCGTCAGGTCGAACTTGCCCTGCGGGTAGGCGTAGTGACCGAGCCCCCGCGTCCTGCCGAGTGCCTGAAGTGCCTGCTGCTGCGCCGTCCAGTCCAATCGCAGGACGTCGGGGGTGCCCGAGTAGGAGACGTTGCCGTTCGCGGCGTTATGCACCGTGCTGCTGTAGGCGTGCAGACTCATCTCCCAGTCGCAGAGGTCGGCGAGAACGGCGAGTTGCGCGGTCGTCCAAAACCCCGCCGTGTCGAGGCGGTCCTGAATGACATAGGCCGTCGCGGCCCAGCCCTTCGCGGCGAGTATCGGCCGTGCGTTCGTGTACTGCGACGCGTAGACGTCATCGAACGTGAACGAGATGCACGAGCCGGTGACAGTCATACCGCCGCCGGAGCTATCTGGTCGATGAACTCAAGCCCGCCGAAGTAGACGATGGCGGGCGACCCGGCCCCGCCGGCACGGTCTTCGACGCGGAAGCGGAAGTCCTGGATCGCGGTCCAGTCGATCGTGCCCGTCACCGCCGCGCACCCGGCCGGACCGAGCGTGTAGGACACCCACTCGCCGGCCTTCGCGTAGGACCCGATCTCAAGGTTTCCGGTCGTGTAGTCGAGTATGTATTGGTTGATCTGGTTGAGGAACGCCGAGGCGCCGGACCCGTAGTACAGGCCGATCCGAAATAGCGTTGCGGCGCTCGCGGCGTCGATCTTGAACCACCAGCGGGGAATCTTGCCTGTGAGGTTCACGGCCGTGATCCGCGTGAGGCTCGCCCACGCGCCGGTCGATCCGGCCCCGCCCGTCTGAAGCTTTATGCAGCGATCGGAGAGAACGCTATCGCTCGTGTAGTTCGAATTGCTGTTGACGGCATCCAGCGAGCCGCCGCCGAGTGCCCAGCCGTGTCCGGACGCGAGCACACTGTTACCACCCGACAACAGCGTCCTGCGGCGCGGCAACACCACGCGCGCGGGAAGCGCGGCGCCGAGCGACACGTTGACCGCCTGTAGGTCAAGCGCCGTCTGCTGTGCCGTCGAGACCGGCTTCGCCGCGTCAGACGTGTTGTCCGCAGACCCGAGCCCGACCTGCGCCTTCGTTACGGCGTGCGGGTTCGCCGTGTCTGCCGCGTGCGTCGCGAGCGCGGAGCCCTGAGCGGCCTGCGTCGCTCCGGATCCGAGGGTACGGAGTGACCCCGTCGCGGTCGACGCATCGACCGCTAAAGCATCCGTGCCGCCCGGTGCATGATCGGCTGCGTGCAGCTTCGGGGACTGCACGACACGGCTGCTGACACTCAACGACGCGACGCCGGACGCTGCGGCCTTCTCCGCCGCGTTTAGCTTGAGGTCGAGCGCTGCCTGCTGCGCCGTCGAGACCGGTTTCGCCGTGTCGCTCGTGTTCGTGACCTGATCTAGCCCAAGTGTTGCCCGCGCCGTCGCGGCGTCCGTGTCGTCGAGCAGCGTCCTTGCATACGCGGTGAGGTCCGCGAGCGCGGCGGCACCCGAACCCGTGAAATACGGCAGCTTGTTCGCCGCGCTAACAAGCCCAGCGAGCGCCGTCAGCTCGGCGTCAGCGCCCTGCTTGCCCGCAACCGCCGTCGTCAACGCGGCGACTGCGCTCTCATCCGTGGCGAGCTGCGTCGCTATCTCCCCCAACGTATCGAGCAGTCCGGGGGCGGCGTTGACAAGCGCGTTGACGGCTGCCGTGATCGCAGCCGACTGAGCCGATGACACCGGCAGCGCCGCGAGCGTGGCCTTGACGGTTGCGCCCGCCTGCACGACCGGGATGACCTCCGTCCCGTTGAGCGCGCTCGCGGCCGGTAGGGCGCTGATCGTCTTGTTCGCCATGTCAGACCTCCAGGAGCAGCAGGTCGCCGCCCTCAGTTGCGAGGAAGTCGCCCGCCTCAGTCGTCACGCCTGTAGTCACGCCCGGCAGCCATACCGGGACGCCATTCACGTAGTTCAGCCAAGCGCCCTCCTCGTATCCCGCCCAGATGTGCCCTGATTCCAGCGCCACGATCCGAGCGACATAAGCGGTCAGCATCGCTCCCAGCGCGTCCACCGCGCTTTGCACACCGACGAGCTCAACATCGGTGGCTGCGGTCGCGGCGTCTTGCTTGCCGCCGAGCGTGGCCGTCAGCGTTGCAACTGCGGCGGCGAGGTCGGCGTCGGTGGCGGCTACGGCGGCGAGGTTGGCCAGCGCTGCGGTCAGCGCGGCGTCGGCGGTGCCGCGCGTCGTCGCCTCTCCCGCGACTGCTGCCAGCGCGACCGGGTCTGTCTCGCCAACCACGGGAGCGACGAACGTCGTCACGAGGGGGCCCCCTACGTCTTCGTCGCCGCGACCACGTCGGCCGCCACCGGCGCGCTGTAGATGACGGTCATGCGGGTGCGCCCGGCCGTGCCCGCCCCGACAGACGTCACCACGCCGATGACAGACCGGGCCGCCGCGGCATAGCGCGGCGAGACCTGCGAGTTGGCGATGTACGCGCCCGCCTTGCCGCCGGCCAGCGCGAAGGACAACGACTCGCCGGCGAGCAGGTCCGTCGCCTTGAGATTCGTCGTCACGTAGTAGCCGTCGGGGTCGGCGCCATCGCCGACGATGAGCGCCGCCGACGTCACGGCATCCCAGAGCACGACGCCGTTGACGATGACGTCCAGCAGCGTCGCGCCGGCGGGCAGCGCCACGGTGGCGGTGTACGTCCCAGCGCCCGCCTCGGTGAAGGAGCGCTCGGCGGTGTAGACCGGCGAGGCGCCCTCGAGCAGCACGATCGGCCGCGCGAGGCTGTCGCGCTTGAGCCCCCGCGTCAGGCTGTCGCGCGAGTCGGCGCCGGCGACCGCTGCCGGGTTGACGTTGAGGCGTACCGCGCCGCTCGCCGACCGGCCGATGCCTCGCAGCAGGTCACTTGGCATCGCTGCCACCGCCGCCCGTGTCCGGCATGTCCGCCGGCTCGGCTGGGACAGAGCTCGCCGGGCCGCCCGGCTCCGCGGCCTCGGGGTTCGCCAGGGGCGCCGTCGCCGCGACGTGCGGGTTGATGGTCGCCGCGACGATCTGGTCGCCGGCCTCGGGGTTCGCCAGGGCGGCCTGGATCATCCCGAGGATCTCAGGGCGTGTGCGCGCCCCAGTCAGCCGGATACGGCGGTCGTCTGCCCACTGGCGCAGCTCTGGGATCGTCAGCTTCGAGAGGTCGAAGACGCCGCCCATCGGCTGCTCTTCCTCGGCGTCATCGGCGACGCCCTGCTCGACGATCTCGGCCGTGCCGTTCGCGACGAGGACGCGGGCGTCCTCTTCGGACAGGTGCACCCGGTCGCCGTGCTGCTTGGGGCGCACCATGTCGTCGCCCTCGGGCTTGACAAGTGCGCCTACCGCGATGATCTCGACGAGTGGCATGCGATCACGCCGCTAGGTCTGCGGTTGCGGTGCCCGTGAGCTGCAGCAGCCCGAACGGGTTGTCCACGAAGTACGCGGCCGAGCCGACGCATTGCACGACGTCGCGGCGGCGCCGGCGCTCGGGCACGACCTCAGTCGCGATCGGCTCTTCCCATGCGGTGCCGCCGACGTTGCCCTGCGAGAACAGGATCGGCATCCCGCGCGGCACGTCGCCGGTGTTGTCTGAGATGACCTCGTTGAGGCCGAGCGCCCGCGAGATCCCCTGCAACTGCGAGAGCTGCAGCGTGATGTTGTTGTTGAGGCCCGTCAGCCCGAGGTAGATCGTCCCGAGCCGCCAGATGTCGAGCGGGTGCGCGATCATCGCGTCATAGACCCAGGGGATGCGCGCCTGCTGCTGCTGGGCGTTGATGAGCGCGAACGTCGAGTGTGGCCATTCCGCGACCGGTGAGGGGTTGGCCCCCATCGTCACGAGCGCCGACCAATCCGTCGCCGCTTGCGTCCGGCTGGCCGCAGCGATCGCAGCCGTGACGGCGAGCACCGCCCGAGCATTGAACTTGTCGGCGATCGAATGCGACAGCGCGAGCTCCTTGCGGTCGACCACGAACCGCTGGTTGCGCAGCCGCTCGGTGTCGCTGACGGTGTAGCCGAGGCCGTCCGCCGATGCGCGCGCCGCCTTGAGGTCGCCCTCGAAGTGCCCGGCGAGCGGGACCTCGGCGTCCGGCGCGAGCTCTTCGGCCTTGCGCGTCATGAGCGCGTAGCGCGGATCCCACTCCTGGTAGATGACGACGCCGCCGCCCGGCGCCCCGACGTTCGGGAGGATGCGGTCCCCGAAGTAGCGAAAGTTGGTCGCCTCACCCACTCGCCGGTCGATGACTCGCGGGTTGTTGAGCAGGTAGCTGACGGTGATGTCAGCCCCTGAAACGGTGGCGCCGTGCCCGACGGGCAGGCCGCCGACTTCGGTTGGCATGGTGGCCCAGCCCCTTTCAGACCTGGAGGATGATCTTCGGGAACGTGCCGGCCGCTCCCGTTTCGAGTGCGAGCCCGCAGCGCGTGCCGGACGCGAGGTCTTGGATGACGCCGGTCGCCATGACCTCGACGGCCTTGCCGAACGTCACGCCGGTGCCGCCGGCCAGCACCGGACAGGCGAATCCGTTCTTGTAGACGGCGACGGTGTCGTTTTGCGCCGTGTCGTCGGCGATAGCGCCGAGCGGCTGGTCCGTTGCGCCGCAGTGCTTGATCGGCGTCGGTTCGCCGTCTGGCTTGGTGGCGGCCTGGGTCGCGATCCGGCAGCCGGTGACGGCCGCGCCGGTCGCGCGGCCAGTGATGGCGTGCGCCGGGTCATAGATCGGGGTGCAGAGGGGCATGGTCGAAGGCCTCCTATGCGCCCGAGCGCGCGGCCAACTCGCGCTGCTGGGCGTGGGTCAGCAGGGACACGTTGGGCGGCAACGGATCGCTAGCCGCGCCGAACTGCGCGGCCTCCTGGTCGGGTGCCTGCGACCGCGGGTCAAGCGGCAGCCGTCCGGCCGGCAGCGCGGCGAGCGCGGCCTGCGCCGCCTGCGCCCTGGCGAGCGACGCGGCGTCGGGGTTATCGCCCGGGTCGATCTCTGCCCGCCACGCTTCGCGGACTGACGGCGCGATCCGTCCGTCGTGCACGGCCGCCAGCGCCGCGGCGTCGAGGTCGCGGCTCTCGTTCGCTCGGCGCTCCTGGCGACTGAGTGCGACCTCGCGCTGCATCTCTTCCCACTGCGCGCGATCGACGGTCTGAGTCAGCGCCGACGGCGGCGCGGCTGCCGCAGACGCGGGAGCCGGCACGGCCGGCGGTGCCGCAGGCGGTGCGTCACCGGGCAGCGGCTCGGCCGGCGGCGCGCCAGGCGGCGTTGGCGGCGCGGGTGCGGGCGGCTGGTTCGGCGGCGGCTGCGTGCCCGGCACCGGCGCGGGCTCCGTACCCGGCGGGGTGCCCGGCGGCTGCTCGGGCGCTTCGGCGAGGACCTGCGCTGCCGCTATCTGCTCTTCCGTCGCCGTCGCGGGGTCGATCCCCCTGCTGGCGAGGACGTCTCGGACGGCGTCGTCCATTGTGACCCCTTCGGGTTCGGGCCGCTCGGTGGCGGCGGTTGATCCTGCTGCTGCTGCTGTCGGCGCACGGCCGAGTTCGCGTGGCCGCGAGAAGGTCGCCACGATCGCCGCGGCCGCCGGCTCCGGCGTCGCCGGCGGGTACTGCGGCGGGTTGCGCGGCACCGGCTCACCGAACGTCACGACGTTGTTGCCGTCCGTTGAGAACGGCACGAACCAGAGGTGCCCGTCGTCGTCGTCGGCGAGGATCACGGCGGGCCAGTTGCCGCCGGCTTCCTCGGGCGTCGGGTCAAGACGGATGTCTCGCGCCCACCACCACGTGGTGTTCTGCGCGGAGTCGTTCTCGCGCACCCAGCCGAATTGGAACTGCTCCCAGACGGTGTCGGTGGACACGCTGAGCGCTGCCGGCGCTGCGTGGGCGGCTGCTGCTGGCGCTGGCACGGCGGGCTCCTTTGCGGCGGCGACGGCTTCGGGGCCGCTCGTGATGAGCGTCTCGAGGTCCTCGAGGTCGGCTATAGCTGGGATGTAGACGCCGAGCAGAGCAACGGCGGTCACCACCATTGAATAGCGCTTGCCGCCGGGCGTTTGTACATCGAAGTCCACCGCCGCGACCTGCCACGTGGCCTCGCTCGAGCGGTTCGGATAGGTCGCCGGCGCCGACGCGGCCAGCCAGGTCAGGATGTTGTTCGCATCGCCGACGAGGGTCGCCCCGTCGTTCGTCGAGGCGAGGTTGTGGAACTGCCCGAAGGCGGGCTGGGCGTCGCCGATCGCCGCGAACGGGTCGAAGTCCGGATGGTCGCCGTTGACCGCCGACGTGTGCCCGAGCTTGATCCGCGGGACCTGAATGTGCGGGTCATCGTTGGCGGCGACGATCGCGTCGGCGATGTGCTCGAGCGTGATCGTGACGGGGCCGCCGATCACCGCCGGCCACTTCATGCCAGCGCTCAGCAGCTCGACGCCGCGCAGGTAGTCCGGGACGGCGTCGCCCGACAAGAACACCGGGTCAGGCACCGGTGCCCCCCTCGTGCCTAGATGTCCCGGACGGCATCACCGAGCGTTGCGTAGGCGCGGCCTGCGCGTCGGCGGCGATGTACTCGAGCGCGGCGCGCAGCGGGGCCGGGACCTCTGAACGGCCAGGCGCGATGGGTACGGGCCCGGTTGGCTTCGTATGCGACACGGTCGGCGAGCGGCCGCCGGCTCGGTCGGTCATCACGCGTTCCCCTCGAAGGTCGCGACGAGCGTCCCGCGGCAGCGTTCCATGCCCTCGCAGCCGACGTACCCGCCGCCGGGATAGTCGCCGAGCGCCTCGGCCATCGAGGCGTATTCGGTGCCGTCGACCTCCTGGCACGGGCCGCACGTCGCGTCGTCGAGCAGCTCCGAGGCGTAGATCGCCGACGTCGGCGCGGCGGACAGCGCGGCGGCCCGCCCGGAGTTCGTCGCGCGTGACGTCGCGCCCGTCGAGGCCTGCGCCGCGCGCGCCGGCGTCAGCGACGCTAGGTGCGCCTCGACGGTGCCGGCGTCCTCAGCGGCGAAGCGTGACTGTCGCAGCCGGCCGAGCAGCCCGCCGGGTCGCGTCGCCACGCGCGTCCTGGCCGCCGCGGCGGCGCTTTCTGTGACCTGCGCGGCCATGCCCCGCAGCAGCTCGCGCGCCTCGGCCTCGGCGCG